CGCGCCATCGCATCCTCGCGTAGCTTGCCGAAGATCTCCGCGTCGCCGACGATCTGGCGGACCGTGCGTTCGGCCATGTGATCAGTTTGAGCTGATGATCTGAACGAGAGCCTCGGGGCGGCGGCAGATCGGCAGCGGGTTCGACTCCGACTTGAGCTCGATGCCCTCGCCGTGATCCTTGATGTGAGGCGAAACGTAGATCTCGTTGCCCTTGGTGTTGACGAAGCGCAGATCGTGCGCCGGCGCGTTGTAGGTGCGGAACATCTTGCGCGTGCCGCGCGGATACGCGGTGCCGGTGTTGGCCGCCCAGAACGCCTGATTGGTCAGCGTCGTCGCCGACGGCGAGGTCTTTATCGGCGCGGTGCCGTAATATTCGCGGAACAGGATGCGACCGAACTGGAATTCGCGGCCCCACATATTGCCCTGGCTCTCCTTGCGCACCAGCATCGCCAGCATGATCGCCTGCTCGGCGTTCAGGTAGTATTGCAGCACGTTCGTATGAGTGACGAAGCGCTCGAAGAAGGTCGGATCGACAATCGCTTCGATGCCGGTCATCACCTCGCCGCGCAAGTTGGTGGTGATCGCTTGCCAGACCGCCGCGCACTTGGCGTTCATGTCGGTTGTGGTGGTGCCGAGCACAAAATCGACCTGCGTCGGCGAGACGCCGAACACGGTGTAGAGATTGAGCAGGTTCTGCGAATTGCCGTCGATCAGGTTGCCCTGCAGGGCCTGGCAACGCAGCCATTCGCGGGTGATGTCGTGATTGAACTTGATGTCCATCAGCCGCTTGGCGACTTCTTCTTCCACCGTGGTGAGGCGCTTCACGTCCTGCATCTGGATCAGGATGTCCTGGATGTCCTGAGGCGTGATCAGGTCGAGCTCGGGGAAGTGCGGCACCTCGACGAAGATCGTCTTGCTCGAGCGCGGCAGCGCCGGCGTGGAGGGCGCGCCGCGTTCCTTGGCCGGCAGCACGCGCAGGACGTGCTCCTCGTAGCGCATTTCGACGATGCGCGAGATTGAGCCCTCGCTCGGAAACAGGTCGAGCTCGGAGAGGAGCCCGTAAAGCGGCGGAATGACTTCGACCTGCTCGGTGAGCTGCGTATGGGTGTAAGGAAAAATCAGACTGAGGTCTTCCACGGGACTCTCCGTTGTTGGAGCAGCTCGCTGCAATCAGCCGCGCGCGAGCGGGTTGGTGGTGGGCGGCGCGAGCGCGCGGGGCGCTTTAAGAAGGCCGGCAGATGACGTAATTGGCGGCGAGCTGCGCGAGCGCCGCGGCCTGCTGAGGCGATGTAATGCCGGCGGGCCAGATCAGATAATCGAGGAGGCCGACGACGAGCCGCTCGGCGAGCACCACGGCGGCGGTTGCGGCCGCCGGCACGGTCTGCGGCCTGACGACGATGCCGACGGCGACCGCGGAGCCATCGACGGCGGACGGATTGAGCGGCGTCACATTGCCGGAACCGGCCTGCACCGCGATGGAGAAGCCATCGCCGAGGACGAAGGCGGTGCCACCGGCGGTGATGGTGAAGCCGATCTGGTTGGAGAAGGCGGTGCCAGTCGTGCCCTCGCCGACAAACCCGCCGGAAGGATTGTAAAGGCTGAACTTGGTGGCCGCGTAGAACTCGCCGGTATAGGTGCCGGCTTGGCAGCCGGCTTTGGCGGTGACCGCGCCGCAGGTGCCGTTGCCGGTATTGCCGCCATTGGCGGCATAGCTGCCGGGCGGCACCGCGATGGTGAAGCTGTCGCCGGCGACAAAGGCGGTGCCACCGGCGGTGATGGTGAAGCCGAGCTGATTGGCGAAGGCGGTGCCGGTCGCGCCGGAGCCGACCAGCGCACCCTTCGGATCGTAGACATTGAACGCGGTCGCGGCGGTAAAGCTGACGGTGTAAGTGCCGACCTGCTCGCCGGTCTGCGCCGTCACCGTGCCGACGGTGCCGTTGCCGGTATTGCCGCCATTGGCGACCGCAGCCGCCGGCGTGCCGCCGCCGATGATAATGCGGCCCATGACGGTGCCAATATCGAGTAGGCCGCCAATCTGCGGATTTGGCGAGCTGGTCGACGCGCTGCCCTGATTGGCCGCGCAGTTCGGCGCCGCCGTCTCCTGCTCGAAGGAGATTTCCTCGGCGGCAAACCACTTGAGGAACGCCGTCTGCAGCGTTTGGCGGAATTTGGTCTCGGTGAACAGCGTCATGGCTGGCTCCAATGAGCCCGCGAGCGGGCGGGTTGGTGGGCGGCACGCGCGTGCGCGGGCCGGCGAGTTGCGTTATCTGCCCGCGGCGGCGAGCTTTGGCTTCTTGCCGATCTTCTCGAGCTGGTGGGCGACGGCGGCCGACAGGCCGGCAGCGCGATCGCGCTGGGCGCCGCTTTCGACGGCGTCGACCTTCGGCGCCGGCACCTTGCCGTCGAGCCGCGACGTCTTCTCCGGCGCCGCGACGGGCGCGGCCTTGAGCATCTCGATCGCCGCGGCCGGGGCGAGCTCGGTGCTGAAGGCCAGATGGTTGGCCAGGCCCTCGCGGCCCTTGGCTTCCGGCGCGTTGACGATCGCGGCAATGCGCGCTCGCTCGCCGGTCGCCGCGGCGACGGTGCCTTCCTTCTTGCCCTCGGTTTTCGCCTCGAGCAGCGCGGCGGCATGCTCCTCCTGGCTGAGGCCGATCTTGAGCGTGCCGGCCCCGATGCGCACCGTTGCGGTCCCGGATTCACGCGAGCCATCGGGCTCGGCAGCAGCAGCAATCGCGGCGAGGCCGCGGGAATTCGCGTCCATGATGTTCTCCAGGTTTTGAGAAGAGAAAAAGCTTCAGCGATTCACGCGCTGGACGAATTCGGCAAAGGCCATGCTCGGCCGCACCACGCCGTCGGCAAGTCCGGCCTCGACGGCGTCCTCGCCGCGGAAGACGCCGGCCTCCGTGGCGAGCGCAGCGCTCTTCGACAGCCGGCGGCCGCGATATCTGGCGACCGCCGTTGCGAACTGTTCGCGGCCCTCGTCGAGATCCGCCTGCCAGCGCGCGGCGACATCGGCGCCGAGCGGCTTGAACGGCGAGCCGTCGTCTTTGCGCGCGCCGGACGTCAACACGGTCACGCGCACGCCGTCATTCTCGATCGCGCGGGAAAAATCGACATGCATGGCGACGACGCCGATGGAGCCGGCATAGCCGTTCTCCGGCAGCACGATCTGCCGCGCCGCGGCGGCGAGCAGATAGCCGCCGGAGTGCGCGAAATCGGTGAGAATGGCGACCGTCGGCTTGACCGCCGAGAGCTCGGCGATCATGTCCGCGGTATCGAAGGCGCCGGCGGCCTCGCCGCCGAAGGAATCGACCTCGAAGACGACGCCGCGTACGCGCTCGTCGCGCGCCGCGCGCAGCACTTGCGTCTGGATGCCCTCGTAGGAGGTCTCGCCGGAATTGCTGTCGAGCCAGGCGCCCTTGTGTACCAGCGTGCCCTCGATCGCGATGACCGCGACCGGACCGAAGCGGGTCAGAATGTTGTCGCCGTAGCCCCTCGCCTCGATCGTCGTTCCCATCGGATCGCCGAGCCGGCCCATCTTTTCCGAAGGACGCCCGCCTGAGAAGGCGACGTGGTCGATTGCGGCCGGGCCGTCGATGACGAGCTGGCCATCAATGAGCCGGCCGCCCATGCCGGCAACGATGGCCACCGCCTTGCCGGCGTCGACCATCAGCGGCGTGTTGAAGATGCGCGCGGCGATGCGGGGATGACGCAGGTTCATGCCGCTTGCTTCTCATTGGTGACGTCTTCCGGCGCCGGCGTTCCCTCGGGATCGTCGCTCGGATCGGTGGCGATGCGGCCGGGGGCGGAGATGGCGCGCATCAGGCCGCGCGCGGCGAGCTCGTCTTTCTCGATCGCCGCCTGGTCGAGCACGTCGAGCCAGTCCTCGCCGGCGAGCGCGCATTCCGCCTCGAGCGTGGACGTGAGCTGATCCATGCGGATGCCGGCGGCCTGCGCCTCCTTGACCGGATCGACGTAGCCGCGCGACGGGCCGATCCAGCGGGCGCACAGATAGGCGCCGGGCACATCCCAGAAATCCGGCGCGCCGGCGGGCGCGGTGATGTAGCGCTTGTCGAAGGCCTCTTCGATCACCGCGTAATAGACCGGCGCCACGACCTGCTCGACGAACGATGAGAACAGCGATTCGATGTGGCGCCAGACCTCATTGAGCGCCGCGCGCGCGGACGAATAATTCGTCTTGGTCCAGTCCATCGCCAGCTGCTCGTAGGACAGGCCGAGCGCGGAAGCGATGGCGCGCAGGAATGCCGTCTCGAAGGCGGCAAAAGCGGTAGTCTGGCGCGGCGCGGTATTGAGCTTGATCTCGTCGCCGATCGGCAACACCGGGATGCGAACGCCGTTGAGCCGCGCCGGATTCTGCCGCCAGTAAAGGTGCCGCTTGTCGGCGAAGGTGGTGGCCTGTGGCGTGAACGCCTGCGTCGCGTCGGCGACCGGCAGGTTGGAATGTACGAAGGCGGCGAACAGCGCATTCGTCGTCGCAGTGGCAATCTCGGTCTCGGCAAACTTGCCGATCATGCGCAAGCCGGTCATCAGCGCCGCGAACGGCGTGATGGCGCGCGACTGATCCTCGCGGTCCGGCTCCATGGCGTGGATGAAAACCGGGCGGCCATCCTCGGTGGTGCGCGGGATGGTGGTCCACTTCAGGAGCTGGGCGAAGCGGAACCAGTCGGAGGGATGACCGTTGCGGACGTGATAGGCGGTCGGGACGCCGTCGTCGTCATAGGAAATGCCGCCGCGCAGCCAGAGCGTGTCGGCCTGGCCGAGCGGATTGCTGAGCCGGTCGGGATCGATCACGCGCAGGCAGGTGGCATAGCGTGCTGCCGGATGCGGTTTCCAGGTCAGGTAAGCGGTCGACTCGCCGCGGCGCACCGTCGTACGCGCCTGCAGGCGGAACAGCGTGTTGAGCGAATAGCGCCGCTGTGCGTCGGCGAAGCGCCGCGGATCGTTGGCGAACAGCGCCCACTCGCTCTTGAGCGAGGCGGCGAGTTTTTTGATGATGTCGCGGCCGGAGCGGTTTGCGGTATCGACGCCGAGCGCGTGGGCATCGGGCCGCGGCGCCAGCCGGATGCCGGCGCCGACCAGCATGTCGACCAGCCGCATGATGCCGGCGGCGGCATGCGGATTGTTGCGCGCGAGATCGTCGGCGCGACTGTTGGCCCAGACGCGGTCATAGAGGGTCGCGCTCTCGGCCGAGGTGAGCGGCGGCCGCCAGGCGTAGGTTTCCTGATAATCGAGGCTGGCGCCCTTGTAGACCGCGGGGAAGGCACCCTCGGGGCGCTCGGTGGTCTCGGTGGGGCCCCACAGCGTGTCGATGCGCGCGCGTGCCCGCGCCCAAAAACTCAGGCCCGAGGGCTGGATCGGAGCAGGCGAAGCACTCACCGGTCTCTAACTCCCGCTGACCAGTTCGCCATGCTCGTCGTAACTGCGGCTGACGACGGCGAGACCTGCGCGCGCCGGCGACGCGTAATCCACTTTCGCCAGATCCGCGGCGAGCTGCGCGGCCGGCGTGCCGAACGCTTGGGCGAGCGGCACGATTTCCAGCGATGCTTTTGCGCCGCGCGCGAGCGCACGCCGTTCTTTGCGCGTCATTTCAAAACACCACGTTGATCGCGCCGCGGCGCCGGTCGCGGCCGTGAAGCTGGTCGCGCAGCAGATCGACGTAAGCGCGCAGCTCGTTGATCTTCGGCGGGGTAAACTCGGTCGATGACCCGTCGCTCAAGCGCACGCTGACGAACGCCTCGCCGATCTGCAGCCGGTGCAGTGCGTTCTCGGCCTGGCGCAGGCGCTCGACGATCTCCGGAGTGAACGTCATCGCTCACAGCCCCTTGTTCAATGACGCGAGCTGCTCGAAATAGCTTTTTTGTTCGCCCGCGTTTGCCGCCGGCGCCGGCGCCTCCACCGGCAGCTCCTCGGCGCTCACGCCCCGCGCGATCGCGCGCGCAGCCCAATCGTCGGCCTTGAAGCTCGTGAAATAGGCGTGCGCGCCGGCGATGTTGCCGACGCGGCAGTCGAGGAAGTGATTGTCGCGGTGCGGCCGCTGCTTCCAAGTCTTGCGCTTGCGGCCGCGGAACGCACCGTCCTCGAGATATTCCGAGGTGATCTGCTTGAAGTAGTTCTCGTCGAGGAAGCGGCCGAAGTGGCAGAAGCCCGGTGGGAACGTGAGGCCGGCGCCGTCGGCGATCGGCATCAGCGCCGCATAGGTATAGAATTTCGACTTCAGCGGCCAGGTGCCCATCAGGCGGAGCTTGGCGCCGCCTTTGATCTTGCGGCCGCGGTAATCGATGTCCTGGTCGGTGGCGATCCCGAGCGGCACTTTCGACCAGCCGTCGTCGCCCTTGGTCGCCCTGGTGCCGGGATGCCGCCGCGTCCACTCGTAGACGACGTCGGTGCGATAGCCGGAGTCGATCAGGAACTCGTCGGCGCGGAATTTGCGGCCGTTGGTGTCGGGCCACTCGCGCTCGTAGAGCTTTGTGAGCTCGGCGAAGGCGCCGGCGTCGACTTCGGTGGTCGAGCCGTCGAGATAATCGGCGAAGATGGTCCAGCTCTGCTGATCGGGTGCGAACGCCACCACCTCGACATAGATGCCGCGCATCTGCACGTCGGCCGAGACGTTGACGAGGAGCGCACCGGGCGGAATCACCTCGGGCGGATAATCCTCGCGCCGCTGCATCAGCAGCTCGTAGTCCGGTGCATCGACGGCGACGTTGAAGGGTAAGCCCAGCGTGAGATTCCAGAAGGTCTTCAGCTTGGCCGGGTCGTTGCCGGCGGCGACGTAATCCGCGGCGATGCCGTCCCAGGTGGAGAACGGCGCCGAGAGCTCATCGAAGTGATAGGACGGATATTTGCCCGGGCCCGGCGCGGTCGCAACCCATCGGCCGGTGCGGTAGACGGCGACCTTCTGCGCGCTCTCGATGACGCCGCCGCAGCATCGCGCGACGTAATAGGCCTGGTGCGGGAAGGTCTTCTTGAATTTGAGCCCGTGCGTCGTCGGATCATAAGGCGCATTCCACTCCAGCACGATGCGCTCTTTGCAGTGCGGGCAGTCGACGTGCCAGCGGCGCTGGTCGCCGGCGGCGTGTTTTTCCTCGATCTTCGAGGCGTCCTGGATGACCGGCGTCGAGACGTAGGCGCGTTTCCAGGTGCCCGAGGCCTTGAACGATTTTTGCCCGCGGGCGACCAGCGAGAGCGGATCGCCCTGGCCGTCGAGGTCATCCTCGTATTCGTCGACCTCGTCGCACAGCGCCTTCTTCGCCGTCAGCATGCGCAGGTTTGCCGGCGAGGAGGCGAGCAGCAGCGACAACGAGCCGCGCGGAAATCTCTTTTCGTAGGTGGTCGAGCCGGCGGCCGAGCGCGACGACTGCGGATAGACCTTGTCGCGGAGCGGCGCGGTCAGTTCGATCATGCGGCCGAGCTTGATCGAATTGAACTTGCGCAGCGCCACGTCGGTGGGCTGCACCACCACCATGTCGCAAGGGTCGCGGTCGATCGAATGGCCAATGGCGCATAAGAGCATGGTGGTGAAGGCGGTCTGTCCCGACTTCATCACCGCGATTTCGTTGACCGGCGCGTCCGGCCCGAGCATGTCCAGCGGCTCGACAATGTGCGGCGTGCGGCGCAGGTCGATCTTCTCGCCGGCATATTCGCCGTCCGGCAGCACCGCAAATTCGGCCGCCCAGGCCGATGGCGCGATCGGCGCCGCCGGCGCGAAGTGGGCGGCGAGCGTGCCGCCGACGATGGCGCGCGCCGAGTGGATGTATTCGAGCCTCATGGCGCCTGGTCGGCCTGGTCCGCCTCGTCCGGCAGATCCGCGGCGAGCGGTCCGGCGGCTTCCTCGGCTTTGCCCTGTGTCTCGAGCTTGGCGAAGGCCTCGGCCAGGCCGGTGCGCAATTCGAAGGCGATTGTCTTGAGCAGTGCGCGGGCGCCGGCTTCGCCGTTGGCGCCGACGGCTTCCGTCAGATCCGCGGAGCGCAGCGGCAACCGGTCGATTAGCTGCACCGCCGCGTCGCCCGCGGCGCGCAAGGCGGCGATGACATCGGCGATCGGCACGATCAGGCCGCGGCGCTCGGCGAGGTCGAGCTTCTTCAGCTCGGCCTCGTAATGGATTTTCTGCAGCTGCGCGCCACTGAGCGTCGGCTCGGCGCCGGACGGCGCCGCCGTTGCGCCGGGCTGCGGCTTTGTTGCGCCCGCGGGCGACTCCGGCGCGCGGAAGTGGCGCGCGGTGGCGGCCGCCTGCACCTTCACCGGGTCGGCGATCTCGCCGAGCGCGCGGGCGAACGCGGCCGGGTCGATCAGCTTCTCGCCGCGCTCGCCTTCACGCGTCTCGAGCTTGCCGGCGGCGACCAGCTTTTTGACCTGGCGCGAGATCAGCGCCTTGTCGCGTTTCCGCGTCCGCGCCAATTCCGACAGCGACAAGAGCTGCGGCGCAGCGGCGGCCGTCGCCGGTCCAGCGACTGTCACCGTTGACACCGTTGACCGTTGACCCAGGATTTTTAGAGATCAGCTAGGGCTTTTTCGAGCTGCCGCGCAAGCGCGGGGGGTACCCCGCCAGGAAGGACCCGCCGCCCTCGGCCGGTTGCGCCGCCGGATGGTTCAGACATCACTTTTGATGGTTTAAATATGACTTTTGATGACTGAGACATCACCTGGGGCGACCATCCTGCCGCGGATGTGGTTCCGGTAGCGCGGATCAGCCACGCGGAGCGAAACCTGAGAGCAATGCGCCGAGCTCGCGCTCGGCCGCGATCGGCAACTCGGCGGCGACGGTCGACTCGAAGGTCGTCTTCACATCATCCTTGAGCAGCTCGCGCGGAATGGCCGGCCCGAATAGCTCTCTGATCGGCAATCGGCCGACACGCGACCCTCCGTGCACTTCACGGACGAAGACATGGCCGCCGAGGGTAGTCCCTATAAACGCGTGCGCAAACACGCGTCGCGTGCCCCACGGCGCCGCCGAGACGCCATCCTTGCGCTGGCGCGCCGAAAATGCCGAGAGCGGCAGGAAGCCGCCGAAGCCGACGATGCGGTAGGCGAGCTCGCCATAATTGGCGCGCCTGATCTTCAGCGCGCGGCGCACCGTGCCATACTTCGCGCCGGTTTGCTTGACCAGCGCGCGCACGACTTTGGTGCGCGCCTTGTCGCCGACGCGATTGATGGCGCGGCGCATGATGTGCGGCGCCTGATTGCCGACTGTGCGCAGCCGCTGCGCCATCTCCTCGAAGTCGGCGCGAATGTCGAGCGTGAACAGTCCGAAATCATGAGAAGCTTTCACCGCCGCGCCGTCATCCTGTGCGCCAGCGCTACGCGTGCGAGCTGCGCTCGCTGCGCGATCGCGCGCGCGTCTTCCAGCGCCGATCGGCCGACAAACGCGACTTCGCGCTTGAGCGTTTCGACGTCGCCGCGGAATGCGGCGCCGGCGGCGATGACGATCGCCTGTTTGCGCTCGGCGCAGCCGCAGCCCATCAGGCAATTCCTTTAGAGAAGGCCGATTGGGTGTCGATAGAGAAGGCCCATGGGTGTTGATGGCACGGATCGATGATGGTGTGCGTGTAGTCAGGATCGGTAATGCCCAATTCAGCTCTCGCTTTCGCGTGAGTCATCCATTCGGTTTCCGGCGAGGCTGGAAGGCGAGCAATGGCAGCCGCTGCAACAAGTGCGGCAGCCCCGGGCAATAGTGATTGTATGAATTTTCGGCGCGCGATCATCAGCTCCTCCTTTTCGTGGAGGGTATATAGCACGATTTCAGCGCGGCGAAATCAGCAGTTCGTGAATCTTTTTCACGCCTTTTTGGATGCTGCGCCGCGCCGCACGATAGGTCGCCGATGGCCGCGGTTGTTTGCTGCTCATAGAAAATCCTTCCCGGCGTGATCCTTGAACAGCCCGGCGCGACGGTCGTAGGCGCGCAGCGTGTCGACGTCGCGATGCCGCGTGACACGCATCACCGAGAAGAAGTCGGCGCCGCGCTCGAGCGCCGAGGTAACAAACCCCGCGCGCATCGAATGTCCGGAATAGATTGCATCATCAAATCCGGCGGCCGCCGCGTAATGCTTGACGATGGTCGCCACCGAGCGGTCGGTGAGCCGGCCACCGATTCGATTGCCTTTGTCGATTGAGCGGAAAACCGGGCCCTCGGCGATCGCTGCGGCCTCGAGCCATTCCTTCAGCGCCGCGACGGGCTTAAGCTTCTTGCCGTTCGGTATGGCGATCTGGGCGCCGGCGCCTTCTTGGTCGGTCTTCGAGACGCGCACGTGCACGATGACGCCGCGCTCGACGAATTCGAGATCGGCGACGTCGAGCGCGACCAGCTCGCTTCGACGCAACGCGGCTGCGAAACCGAGCAACAGCAGCGCCCGATCGCGGAGAGCGCGAAGGTCCGGCGCCGGTTGATCAGCTGATGATGATTCCGAAATCAGTGATTTAGGAATACGAGATCGCCGCGGCGCAAGCATCCGCGAAAGGCTCTGCGCCGTCGCCGGCGCCTTGCGCGTCACGGCGACACCGATCTTGCGGCGGATGCCCGAGAGCACCGCGCGGACCGTCTCAGCATCGCTGGGCGGGACTAAGCCTTTGAGTTTGTGAGCATACGCTACCGCAGCCAGGCGCCGCCTGATCGTCGAGACTTTTTTCCCGGCGTCGGCAAGCTGCGCGAGGTAAGTAGCGAGAGTCGTCGGCGCCGCTGGCAGCGGACATAGGCCAACGCCGTCGCACCATCGGGCGAAATCCGCCCAATCAGCACGATAAGCGCGTCGCGTGGCCTCAGATTTGGAAGCTGCGGCATAATCGCTCGCCGATTGCAGCGCGTCGGTTAGCGCCGGATTGGTTGATCGCCGAGCCAGTACGTCCGTGGTCTCGGCGACCAGGACCGGCCGATCGGTGACGACCGGCAGATCCGTAGGGGTCATGGGGCCAGCCCCCATTCAGCTTGGGGTTAACCCCAAATTCGAATTGGGTTCACAACAGATCCGTTGTGTCGCCGTAGCCGCGGCTGACTTCATTTTTTCAGTCAATATATTGACGGAGAAAATGAAGTAGGACGATCTAGTCCGCGTGCTCGTGCAGGACGAGGACGCCTGTGTTGATGCAAAGCGTTTCCTTCGCACCATCAGGGCGGCGCCCTTCGAGGCTCTCGACGCTCACATTGCAATAGTCTGCCGTGCCTTCGCTCAGTTGGGTAATGCGGCCCGGCAGCAGGACAACGTCGCCAACCTTCAAGGGCGTTCCGTTTCGATCGTGCATTTCGGTCTCTCCGTTGTGTCGCCGTAGCCGAGGGCTGCAAGCTGAACGCGCCGCTCAATTGAACCATCGATTAGACGCCGCCATATTCGCCTTCGGCGTAGGGCCAATCGGGCAACGGCACTGTCTTACCGGCAAGCGCGTGCGGGCTGTCAGTGCAGAATTCGATGTTCCCGCCGCGGACGAAATGATGGCAGAGTGTTTTACCATTGGACGAGACGCGGATGCTCGGCGAGAAGGTCGGCGCGTCCACATTGCCGTCCCATGTCCACGTCGCGCCGCCGCCTTCGATGTAGATCACGGTGCAGTCGTCGCAGCCGGGGCACCAATAGGCCAACGCCCGATAGGCAGCGCCGGCCTCGGTCTTGCCCTCGATGCTGCGAAGCTTCGCGCTCAAGCGGGCCATGAGCGTTGACTCCGCGATCAACAGAGACCGTTGATTGCTTCCGGGAAGCGGCCGTTATCGGAAGCAAAAAGACCGCATTTCCTCGGCCGCGATCGCGAAAATGCCCTGCAGCACGGCGAAGCAGGCGGTGACCCAGAGCACTATCATGTTTGTTTGTCCGCGAGCATCCGTCGCCGCTGGATCGGAATGATGCGGCCTTTGCTGCAGATCGCGGCGATTCCGCTGTCGCGCTGCGGCGATCTAAAAGACGTCGGCGACGTCGATTGAAAGCCCATGCGCCTTTGCAGGCCGAGGACGAATTGATCGAGCGCGTCTTTTTGTTCGAGAAATAGCCCCGGCCGCTGATTGAGCGGCGGCGACAGAAAATGGATCATGTTGCGCAACTCGTCGAGCGCACGCTCGAGCTCGGACGCGGTGAGCGCTTTTGTGGCGACGCGCGTCACACGGGCCGGCTCCCCATCAAAAAACGCGAAACCCGCCGCGGCGCGTCGGCGCCGGGCGGGCTCAGAACCTTTTTCAGGCCTCGCTACGTTGTCAAGCTTTTGCCCCCGAGTCAAATCGTCCATGGCCGCTTTGAATCCTTTGCTCTTTTTGGCCGCCGGAGCGCGCGCGCACGCTGCGGCCGGAGCGGCAAAGGTCTTTGCCGGGCAACGGCATACGACCAAACAGCGCGTTTTTTCTGTTCCGCGAGCCAAGGAGCTGCCGGCGCCGCCGGTGGCAGTGCCTCGTGCTCCGTAAGGTTAAGCGTTTGCGTGAGACTGCCGAGCGCGCGATGCCAGAGGTGATAATCGGCGCGGCCGAGCACGATCTCCGCCGGCGATGGCGCCCAGCGCAGCGGGCAATAGCAGCCGGCGGAATAGAGATTTTTGCCGCGGCATTCGCCGACGATCATCGGTCCGCGCCGGCCGGGAATCTGATACGGCCGCGGCGTTCCACTTTTCCATTTCGGCCGCGTGCCCATGACTGCATGCGTGATGACGAGCGCAGTGACGTTGATGGTGGAGACGAAGAGCACGTCGCGCGGCCGCATCTGCGGCGGTGTCGCGTCCTTGTCGTAATAGCCGGCTTCGGCCGTGCGGCCCCGTACGCGCCCTCTCGGCCGCGGCATCACATCGTTGACGCTGACCAGCGCCCGCAGCTCGCCGACGATGATGTCAAAATCCTGCTCGATCGAGATCTTGCCGAGCGCATTGACGGCTCGCTCGATTTCCTCGGCGTCGGGATGAGGCAGGCCGAATTGCGCGTAACGTTGCGCACCGCCGCCGGCAAAGTTGCTTTCATCCGGATTGATGCCGCCGAGCGAGCCATATTGCGAAAGCCGATCCCAGATGCCTTCGGCCGCCGATGTCTGCCGCTTGCTGAGCTCGTCGAGGTAGGCCCAGCGGATGAGCTCCTCGATATCAACTTTTTTTCGCTGCGCACCGCCGGGCGCCCCCGCGTCTTTTTGTTTTCTGACGCGGTTGGCGCCGTCCGGCACGCTCATTGACGCTCCCCGAATGCGAAGTGCCGGCGCGGGACGGAATTGGGAGGAGGCTTTTCGGAAGGAACCTGCCCCGCGCCGGTATAGAATTACGCCACGCGCGCCAGCCTCATGCTGTCGAACGTGTGACCTTGCAGCTTCTGCATGAGCCAATCGGCGGCGCGCGCGACGGCCTCGTCGAGGCCCGGCTTCGCTTTGAGATCGGCGATGATGGCGATGTACGCGCGCTGCTCGACGCGCGACAAGCCGAAAATGCACGGCATGGCAGCGTCCCCAACGCTGCCTCCTCTCCGGGCGCCATGATGCCGAAATCTCCGCGCACTGTCAGGCGCCGGCGCGAATCGCGGTTAATGGATTTTCCCATCGCTATCGCAACGGCCGCCCGGGCCGACTGCGCTCAGACCACCTCTTCCTGTCGAGATAGCCCAGCGCGCGGCGCAGAAAAGGAAGTGCCTCGACATTCAGCATCGCGTACCCCTCGTGATCGTCCGTGCAGATTACGAGCCATTTGTCGTCGCAGCTCACGCGGGCGACCGGACCATGATAGGGATATTCTTCGTTGGACAAATCACTCGCGCCGACGAGCCAGTCGTTGCCGTCCGCCTTTAAAAATCCCCGTGTCATGCCACCACCGCTGGCGCCATGATCGCCTGGGTGATCGACAGTGCGGCGCCGGTGACGATCTCGTAGTGCTCGTAGCGGTCCGGCCGCGATGCCTTGGTGAGCCTCCCGGAAAAATTCTCCTTCGGCAGCTTGCGCACGCCACCGGCGATGGCGATCAGGAACCGCTTGGTCTGCTCGAAGACGATGCGGCGCGCCTCGAGCTCGGAACCGTTGAACGCGCGGATCTCGACGACGGCATCCTCACCCACGTCGACCCGCGCCTGGTGAATACAATTGATCCAGCGTCCGGGCCCGACCGTCAGCTGCAGGGCCGGCGGCAGGCGAAAGCGGAAGGTGAGGTCGGCGGTGAAGCCGACCAGACGTTGCGCGCTGGAAATCGAGGCTTCCATGCGCCGCAGAATCGGCGCCAATCCTGACGTTTTTATTAAGACTTTCCGGAGGTTCCCGGCTCTGGCTCGCTCGATATGGCAACCGGCTCGACCTGTTCGATCTTGACCAGCACGGCCGACCAGCGCGGCCACCATTTGGCGAAGGTCACCTCGACAAGTCCTTCCGCTGCAAAGACTTTATGGACGCGCCCATGCACGAGCACCTCGTCGCCCTCGCGAATCGCGGCCGCCATCGGTTTCCCTCACCGGGCGCGACGTTACCGCAGCCGCATTGGCAATGCTATGACAAATCCGTGGCTTAGCGCAGCGCCTTAACCCACCATCATAGCCCCGCGTCGGAACCACCGATCTGCTCGGCGAATCGCCGGATCTCGCGTTCCAGCGCCTCGGCCGCGGTCGCGACATCGTTGAGCCGGGCGAAGAAGCGGCGGTAGGCCTCGGCCAGCGCCGGCTTGCCCTCGATCGCCGCTAAGAGCTCGCCGCTCCGCTCTAACGCTGCGGCGCCGCGCTCGCGCTCGGCTGCAATGCGTTCGCGCAGCGTCAGCTGCGAGGACGGCTTCGCCTGCCGCGTCGCCCGGGAAAACTCAGCCATGGCCTCCTCTTCGCTTGCGGCCGTCTTCTAGCCGCGTCAGCGCGACGGCGAGCTCGCCCGTGGGCTGTTCGGCCGCCTGGTCCGCACGCACCTTCGACGGATTCGGCGGCATCAGCGGCAGCTGTAGGCCGGCCACGCGGCTGATGTGGCGGCGGATCTGGTCGACGATGAGATTGTGGAAGCGCGCGGCCACATAATCGGCCTTGTCGGCCGCCGCGATGATCTCGGCGAGTGCCGCATGGTCGCCGGAAACGTCCCGCAGCCACCTCTCGAGTCGCGTATCCGCCAGCGTCGCGTTGACATCGAGCCGCTCGATGACGATGCGCTTGCCTTGTGTGCAAAGCCAAAACTCGGCTTTGATCTGTGGATCGATCGCGACTGCGCCGGCCTGTCCTTCGGACAGCCCTGGCGACTCGCTGCTCGCGGCGGCGGCAACGTTGTCCACAGAATTGCCGGTCTTAGAAACTGTCTGATCTGATCTGGTCGTGACTGTCACGGTGTCACAACGCGACAGCACCTCCTCGGTGGATAACTGCAGAATATCACGCAGCTCAGCGCGCCAATCGTCGAGCCCCCAGCGCGCGCGCTCCTTCAGCGCGTAAAGTTTTGTCTCCCGCAAACGGCGCTCGACCTCGTCGATGAAGCCGAGCCGAGCTTGCCGCGCGATCTCGGTTAGCGCCTTCTTGAAAGCGCGCGATCGCGCCTGCCGTTGCGCCGACGTGGCATCCTCGGTGTCGGGGTTGCGGGCCCAGAAATCGACGATGAAATCCTGGTCGATCCAGCCGATTTCCGGCGTTTCCAGCTCGGCGTAGATGCGCGCCAGGACGTCCTCGTTGGCCAGGCTCCAGTGCGCAGCGAGCGCCTCGATCGAGAAGCCCTCGACCGAGCCGCGCGGCGTATTCTGATTGGCAAAATCATCGAGGCGGTCGATGAAGGCCTCGACCACCGGCAGCATTGCACCGACGCGGCGCGCCACCAGGCGGAGCCGCTTGTCGTCGGCGTGCATGTACGGGCCGGCGTTGAACTTCCGCCGCCAGCTGAACCGCCGCATCCGCAGTTTCTTTTCCGCCGCGGCCGCCACGTCGGCGAGCCGCTGCATGGTGCGGTTGATGTTCATGGAGGCACTCCGACCGGCCACGGTCTTAGCCCTGCCGGTGGGCGGACTGACGCAACGGCGAAACGCAACAGCGCCCTCGGCGCACGCCACAGAGGCTCATTCCCCAACGCAACAAGAAAACGCGACGAACAAAAATCGGTGCGGCGCGGCGCGCTCATGCGGCGTCTCGCACCGGCGCATTCAGCGTGACCACCGGATCGAACTTGCCGGCTTCGAGTCCCCAGGTGTCCCAGCCCGGCCGTGATTGCCTCGAGAACAGCTCGACACGGAAGGCGTCCGGCATGCATCGCTCGCACAATTCGAAAGCCTCATCTGGCTTGCGCGAGTGCTCGCGTGCTATCCCATCGAAACTCGACAGGAACGCCTTATGTTTGGGACTCCCGATGCTGCCGAGCAACACGGGCTCGCTCATTGAGCGGATGCGATAGCCGGTGCCCATGCGCGGCCTGCCGCGCCGCGTCACCTTCCGCCACTGCATCAAGCCGGTCCAGGTGAAGCCCCACTCGCTCATGACCCAAATCGCGTGGGGCACCATCGGCGAGATCGCCCACAGCCATAGCAGACAGTCGCCGCGGACGAGGTGGCCGACCGGCAGCGCGGCGATGTCGCGCAGCGACATTGCACCGTAGTGTTTGGCGTAGCTCTTGCTCTCGCCCTTTTCCGAGCGCAGCTCGTAGGGCCACGGCGGGTCGGCCATGATCAGCGTGTAGGAAAACTCCTTCAACGCGCCGAACGGCCAGTTGCTCACGCCGCCCTCCGCTGGCGCGCGCGCAGCGCCTCGAAATCGCGCCGCGCAACGGCGTTGAGCCAAAGGGCGAGCTCGTCGACCGACAGCTTGTGCGCGGCGATCGCTTCGGCTTGCGTGATCACGCCGCCGCGGATTGCCATGCATAGATGCAGTTTGCGGTTCGCCGTCCAGCGCCTGACCGGCGTCAGCACGAGGCGGCGCATCATCGCGCCGCGCAGCCGCCGGCGCTCCTCGCGCGATCGCGCGGCGGCGGTGCTCATGCCACCTCTCTGCGCTTGCGCTGCTGCAGCGCCGTCAACGCCGCGACGAGCTTGATGGCGCGGCCGGCGAGTGCCTGTGTGCGCTGCAGCGCCAAATTCAAGATCGCCAGCTTGTGCTCGATCAGCGCGGCATCCTGGTCGTGCTCCGCCAAGCCCGACTGGTCGAGGATGTCATTGAGCGCGCGGATCGCTTCGGCCCGTTGCGCCCTGATCGTCTCGAGCGGCAGCGTAAGTCCGACCGCCCAATCGGGCGCGCTGGTCGCCGCCGCATCAACCAAGTCTGCCCCCCCCGGTTGTGAAGGTTCGCCCGTCTCGCTCTGCGCGAGTGGCGCCGACAAATCCGGCGGCCGTTCGTCGGCGGGCAGCGCGTAGCGGGCGTTCGGGCCGCTCATTCGAGCATCCCCAAGGCGTGCATGTAGGTTTCGAGGACGGCTTCCTCTTCCCTACGCTCATTGATGTCCTGGCCGCGCAGCCGCACCACCGTCCGCAGCGCCTTGGCGTTGAAGCCGTTGCCCTTGGCCTCGCGGTAGATGTCGGCAATGTCGTCACCGATCGCCTTCTTCTCCTCCTGCATGCGCTCGATGCGCTCGACGAAGGCTTTCAGGTGATCTTTGGCGAAGGTAGGGGCATCCATCAGAACAGCCCCTCGATCGCGGCGAGCAGGCTCTGCACCGTCGGCGGCGGCCCGAAGGTGACGGTGGCGAGCGCGAAGACGATGGCCAGCGCCAGCGCGGTTGCGACGAGCGCTATCGCGATCGCATATGGCACGTCGCGCCAGCAGAATCCCCGATCATCCTCGCGCGCGCGCGCGAGGGGCTCGCGGTCTGATAGATGCCCAAGCCCGAAATACTGCCCCATGGCGTTGCCCGTTGCGAAGCTGAAAAATCACGCGCGGAACGCCACTTATCCACAACCGCACTTCACGACTCGGGACGTATCCGGCTAAGCCGGCACATGGCCCGGCTGCAAGCGACCGGCATTCCTTGGTATCGCCCGCAGGATTACTCGCGCATTCTCGCGATCATGGAGGATGCCCACCTGCTCCCGCCCACCTATGAGATTTGGCGCGAAAAGGCCGAGCGCCTCGAGCGCGACATCAAGCGCAGCGGACAGGTCGTCGTTCGCGCCGTAATCGATCCGGAGGAGTTCCTCGTCTTCTGCGCCGCTCGCCATCTGCACGTCGACGCCAAGGCACGCGTCGCGTTTGCCAATCAGGCCACCCTCCGCGCCGTCGCAAAGCCGGACTGAGATCGCCAACGCCGTTCCGTCCATCGACTTCTCCACATTCGTCCACAGGCTAAGCCGCGGACCGGATTCGACTCTCCCGCCGGCGCCGCGCACGATGCCGGCGCGGCGAAACTCGAAGGCCCCGGAGGGCTACGCAAACCGAACAGAAAAGACCTACGCGGCGCGCGACTTCGCGGCCTTCCCATGCGCTGATGCGCTCCCGGGCTTGGCAAAAAAATCGGCGAGACGCAGCGCAATGCCGCGCTCCTTGGCGTGCTCAAGCAGCGGCCGAATATGCCGCTGCGGAATTTCGCCCCCTGTTCCTCCCGACGCGCGCGACCGCTGCCAGCTGGAGACGCGCGTCCGGTGAAGGTTGAGCAACGCGGCGACCGCCGAAGGACCGCCGAGCTTCTTGATGATCCTCTGTGCTGGTTCCATGCGGGCCGGCACTGTAGCGATTTTCGCTACCAAGGCAAGCCCTCCCGTTGCGATTTACGCCACAGACGGACGTAGCGCTTAACGCTACGCTTGCTATGATGTCCGCAAATGCACTTTCCCGGTGGGTGACACAGGCGCTCGCTCATGCCGGAAATATGGGCCAATCCGAGCTTTCCCGGCGTGTGCATAGGAAACTGCGCCGCGTCGACGAAGACCGCTCCATCATCAATAAGGTGATCAAAGGAAAGCGGGAACTGAGCGGGCTGGAGATGCTCGCGGTGGAAGAGATTACCGGCTTTCCGGCGCCGACTCGATCGTCAGAGCGAATCACCCTGGTACCTCTCATATCCTGGGTGAGCGCGGGCTCCCTCGCCGATGCCAGCACCCAAGTGCCCGTCGAGGATGTGCCACTGCTCGCATTCGCCGACCTCGGAAGAGGCAATTTCTTCGCGCTGCGCGTGGAAGGCGATTCAATGAACCGGGTTTCTCCGGATCAGTCGGTCATCATTGTGAACCGACACGATCGGGAGCTGCATCCCGATCGCTTCTATGTGTTTGCGGTCCGCGGCGAGACGACTTACAAACGCTGGCATGCATCGCCGCCTTATCTCGCGCCGTGTTCGACCAACCCGATGCACGAGCCAATCTTTCTCAATCGCAGCAAGGATGCTGAGGTGATTGGCCGGGTTCGCCGCAGCGTGCTCGATTTGTAGGAGGAGAGAGATGTGGAAAACCGTTGCCACCGTATGCTGCCTGGCGGGTTGCGGCTTTGCCGTCAGCTGGCCAGCACAATCGCAACCGGTCACCTTTGAAATAATTGGCCGTGTGCCCGGCTGCCACGATGCTGAACTCTTTGACAAGATTACAACTTTCATGGCCCAGAAGGATTTCGAAGCCGCAAATAAATTGTTTTTTCTGGCCCTGGCGTCTGGCAATTGCCGATGGCTGGAGGCCGGCCAACGCGTGGTCATCCAAGAAAGTCATTTTTTCGGCCACCATTGCGTTCGCATCCCTGGCGAAACGGAATGCTGGTACACGCTCAATGGCGCCATTAAGTAGCGTGTAGCGAAATTCACTACGTCACACTTGACGCCGTAGCGCTAATCGCTACAGTAGCCCCCATCGCCCGATTCCCCGGGCGCATGGGAGAGCGCGGTGGCGTCGAGCGGGCAAGCCGAGAGTGATCAGGCGCGGATCGACGCTCTGGCCGATCAGGCGCGCCGCAATGTGCTGGCCGAATTGCCGCGCGATCGCGAAGCCGAACTGCCGCGCAAGCGCGCCGAGCCATCGTACGCCGGCGCCAGGCCGGTGCTCACGCGCATGCTGCCGGCCGGCCGCACCAATCCCGACGGCACCATGATGCTGTCGTTCGAGGACCCCGACGGCTGGATCTTCACGTTCCGCCTGCCGGTCGGGGAAATCCGCACCATGACGCGGTGCCTCGGCCAGGCACTCGAAGCCTACGACCGCGCCCGGCGCCAAGCGGAAAGCTCTTCGGGCACGCCGAGCAATGACGGATCGCCGACTGACGGCCAGGTGCAGGTGCCGGACCCCAACGCATAGGCGCACGCTTGAGGACTTTCATGCGACTCCAGGGCCTCGTCTTCGAAAAAGCAGACATAGCGGCCGTCCTCGCGCCGCCGGATCGAAAACGTCCCGTACGAGGTTTCGTAAAACCACATCGCAAATCCCTCTCCATCGTCAGCTTTCCAGAGCTCGGGCGATGGAAGCGCGAGTCGGCTGGCTTCGGCCAGCCGGCTCGCGCGCCTTTTCTGATGGAGCGCGGCCATGAGTGAGCGCATCGACCAAATCGTCGCCACGCTCGCCGCCGCTGAGCCCGATGGCCTCACCAGCGCCGAGGTCGCCGCGCGCCTCAATATGACGTCCTACAACGCCTCGGGAACGCTATCGAAGCTGGCGGCCTACGGCAAAATCGCCTCTGAGAAGATCGATCGCCAGCGTTATCGCTGGAAGCTCAAGCCGATGCCACAGCCGCAGCGCGTTGCCCCATTGGCGAAGCCCGGTGAGCTGCTCAAACGCATCGACGGCGTCGCGCCGCAGCCATTGCCGCGTGAGGCGAGCGATCCGGCCTATCTGGCGATAATCCGCCAATTGCCCTGCCTCAAGTGCGGCATGGATCCATGCGGCGAAGCTGCTCACGTGCGCATGCAATCCGGCGCCCACGGCAAGCACAGTGGCATAGGGAGAAAACCAGATGATCGTTGGGCCGCGCCGCTGTGCGCCTGCTGCCATCGCGAGGACCGCGATTCGCAGCACCGCATCGGCGAACTCGCCTTCTGGCATCGGCTCGGCAGCAATCCGCTGCTGATCTGCGAGCGGCTCTACGCCGCGCGCAGCGACCTGGTGCGCATGCGCGCCATCGCACTCACGGCCATTGCGGAGCGCCAGTGATGATCTGGCACACATTCCACTGCCCGCATTGCGGCCTCGTCGTCGATTTTATGGACGAACCGCCAAACGAACCACCGTGCGAGGAATGCGGAGCCATCCTCGATCCAGACGAGTTCGAACCCGGCGACGATTTGCTCGACATTCCCGAATTTTTGCAGCGGTCGTTTGATCTGCCGGCATTTCTGCCGAAATGGAGCCGTGAACCGTGAGTCCGCTAAAGAGCTTTGGGATTGCCGTGCCGCCTCGTCATGGCGCCATTACGCCACCGCACGGCAGATCAGCTTCGCCGCCGCGGCGCGTGAGGTCATCGAGCGCGGTTTTTCAGCAAAGTCCAACGAGGGAGTAGCATCATGAGCGACAGATCACCGGGTGCCGTCGATCGCGACGTCGGCCTGCGCGTTCACCAAGCGCGGCTGATGCGCGAGATCAGCCAGACCGACCTCGGCGCCGCGCTCGGCGTCAGTTTCCAGCAGGTGCAGAAGTACGAGAAGGGCACCAACCGCATCGGCTGTTCGCAGCTCGCCCGCATCGCAGCGACGCTAGATCGTCCGGTGGCGTGGTTTTTTGCCGGCACGCCGGCCGGGCGCGCCGCCAATTTTGGCGCGTCGCCCGATCCCTGTCAGCTGCTCGGTTGCACGCGCGACGGGCTTCGGCTCGCGATCGCCTTCAACGCCATCGCCGATCGCACGACGCGCGGCGCGATCGTCGCCGTTGCTGAAACCACGGCGCACGCCTTGGCGCCGGCGGCACGCAGAAGGGCGCCTTAGATGGGCGGCGTGCTCATCACGGTGGCGTTCGACGTCGTGCTCATCACGGCGGCGGCGCACGGCTCGGCGTTTAAGACGCTGCTGTTCGCCGGCCTGATGATCACCGCCATCGCGGCGCTGCTCGGGTCACAGCCGTGACCAAACATGCGGGGGTAGCTCAGCAGCAGAGCGCCGCGGGTCTTCGTCCTCCCGCGGAGGTCGGCAGTGCAAGTCCGCCTCCCCGCTCCATCAGCCTGGGAGCGCGGCCGTGAGAAGACCGGAAATCACCCGCGCCGACGTCGTGTGGATCGTCGTCTGCATCCTGATTTTCGTCGGCGCCATCGTCTTCGCACATTTCATGATGCGGCTGGAGAACTAGCGATGACTATCATCTTCGGCGGCCGCCCCAACGGATTGCGCATGTGCCGCGGCTGCGGCTGCGACGACAACCCCGCCTGCGTCGATGCGCGCGGCAATGCCTGCGCCTGGGTGCTACTCGATTTTACCATCGACGTCGCTGGGCCCGCGCCTCACTGCGACGGAAGCTATTGGCGGCCGCAGCTCGGGCAGCTCTCCGTTGAGCAGCTTCCGACCGGCGTCTGCAGCGCCTGCGCCGATCGCATCGGTTGGGATATGCGCGAGCTTGCCACGATGGGCATCGGCGATCTCGATCTCGGCGACGCAGAGGAAGCAGCATGAAGACCATCGGCTTTAATCGCATGCGCTATCTGTCGTTTCGGTCGCAAAGTGACTTGGCGTTGGCCTGGGCGCGCGACATTGACGCCGGCGAAGCCGCCAAGCGTCCACTGCTGGAACGTCTGTTTATCGTGATCCAATATTTTCAGCGGAAGGAAGCGGCGTGATGGCGACGGTCGCAACCCGCGTCGCATCGGGCGGTCAGATCGGGACGAAGCTGCGCCGCGTCGGCGACCGTGAGGGTTATCCGCACGGCGGCATCGGCCATTGGTGTCCGGCATGCCATGTGATGCACGTCTTCGCCGCCTGGAAATGGGACGACAACGTCGCCGCGCCGACGTTCATCGGCTACCGCACCGTCGCCTGGGGCGACCAGGCGAACGCGCGCTTCAAGGGTTTCGGCGGCGGCATATGCCACTACACGCTGATCGCCGGCATGCTCGAATTTTTTCCCGACAGCACGCACGCGCTGCGCGGTCGGAGCCTGCCGCTACCGGATCTTCCCGGCCACCTGGTCGATTGAAATTTTTTGTGCTGTGGCGTCCCGCGTCCGAGCAAACACCACGAGGAACGCCATGGCTCATTCCATCGAAGCCCGAGTTCGCACCATCATCGCCGAAGCGATTGACGCGCCGCCCGAGTTCGTGCGGCCGGAAACCGCGCTGCGGCTCGGCGACCATGATATCGGCTGGCACGGGCTCTACGAGATCGCCGATCGCCTCGAGCGCGATTACGGCATCCACTTCGACCTCGGCGCCGCCGACATCTGGACCACCGTCACCGACGTCATCGTCGCCACCGAGCAGCTCGTCGCCACCAAGGCCGCGCAACGGAGCGCGGCATGACCAGGCGCCCCAACCTCACCGCCGCCGAAAAGGAGTATGCGGCCGAGCGCCGCGAGCACGGCTGGTCGCACGATCGCATCGCGAAGGTACTATGCTGCTCGCCTGGCGCCGTCGCGTGGCATTGTCTCGCGATGGGCGCCGACCCTCCCAACGCCAAGCCAATCAACAAGACGATCAAGGGACCGCTCAGATATATGCGGAGCGGCAAGCCCGTGCGGCGCTTCACGGCGATCGACGATCAAGAGCTGCTCGCGCTCAGTCTCGCCGGCAAGACGCATTCGCAGATCGGCCGGGCGATCGGGCGCCAGCCAAAGAGCATCCGCGGCCGATTGATGACGCTCGCGCGCCATGAGGCGCGCGCTGAGAAGGCGTTGCCCCTGTTGTCGCGGAGCGCGGCATGAAGGCCTCGGCGGCGGCCATGAAGACTTTCTCGCTCGCCCAGCAGATCGAGGAAGTCGACCGCGAGCTCGAGCTGCGCCGGCGCGTCTATCCGGGCCAGGTCCGCAGCGGCGCCATGCGCCAGTCGGTTGCCGACTATCACATGGCGCGCATGCAGGCGGTGTTGACGTCGCTGCGATGGCTGCAGGCGAATGAGACGGACGTCCGCGCCTTTGTGGTAGCCAAAAGGACGAAGACGGCCGCCGAGCCGGGAAGCGAGGCGGCATGACCCTTCGCCACAAAATTGCGGCCACACTCGCCCCGTTGTCACACACAAACGCTGAGACCCACTAGATGTTGACGGAAGTCGAGACGGTCGAACAAGAAGCCACACGTCGTTTCTCTTGGGCCTTTCCGCCAGAGAGTGACAAAGAGGACGAACGCCGCCGCGTAGAAGGCCGCAAGCCACGTTGCGGGGGCGATTGGGAGCCAACAAGACAGGCGTGCATTGAGGACGTAATCAGGATGCGACAGGCTAACCACAAACGGTAGGGCTGTGTGTCTAAATGGCGGACGCTTTGAAAGCACACATCGCACAATGTCCGGAGCATCCGATGGCGGCGATTATTAAATCGCTCCGGGCTGCCTCCCACGCATTGCGAAGCTATCAGTATGGCAATGCCTCGCCCGATCTTGCGGAGGAAATCGCTAACGATGCTGATGCCACCATCGCCAAGGTCAAGCCATGACCGCGCGGCCGCTCACCGACGCCGAGATTGCGGCAGCGAAGTTTGTTCGGCGCATGAAGGCGCTCACAATTTGGCAGCCATGGGCATCACTGATCATTGTCGGCGCCAAGCCCTACGAGTTCCGCGGCTGGGATTTTCGCATCCGCGAGCCCGAACTGGTCGGTGTGCGCGTTGTCATCCACGCCGGCGCGCGGCCGGTGAAACTGATCGAGGTCGAGGATCTGTTGCGACGGCTCGGCGGCGACGACAATATGACCGGCCTCGTGGTCGACAAGGCACGGCAGCTGCTCGAGCGAGTACGCGACGCCTATAAATGCCGCCTGCTTCCGCTTTCCGCCGGCCTCGGCACCGCGATCATCGGCCGGCCGCGCAATGCCGGCATCATTTTCGGTGCCAATGTCGCTGACAGCGATCGCGGCGCCTTCAATTTTGCCTGGCCGCTTTCCGACGTGCGCGCGTTCGACACGCCGATTCCGGCGCGCGGCGCGCAGGGCTTCTGGACCTGGCCCTATTCGATACCCGGGGAGGCTGCCCGTGGCGATGCGGCATAGGCGCGAGGCCGGCGACGTGCCGCCGATCATGGCCGCCTACCATATGGGCTGCGCCTCGCTGGCGGAGTTCGAGCAGAAGCTCCCTGCCCTGCTCGGCCGCGGCTTCCCGGCGCCCGACGAGACCACCGGCAATTTCGATCTCGACGCGATCAAGGCCTGGCGCCGCTCGCGTCATCCACAGCTTTTCCCTTCCGATCGCTTGCTCGTCGGCCCGACTGCGCGCGACGCTAGAGACGTCGTGCCCGGCCGGCTGGCGAGGATTCGCGGTGGGTGACGTGAAAATCCGGTACTACGTCACGCGGCAGCGGCCGGGAGCCCGCAAGTGGGGTTATTGGGCGCCTTGCCTCGCCCGCGGCGGCAAGCCGACGCTGATGGCCAAGCTCGGCTTCAAGATGGTCGACTGCGGCGAAGACGGCCCATACGCCTGGGCGATCGCTCATCAATGGAACGAGCGATGGGATATTGCCCGGGCGAAGCTCGCAAAGGGCGAGACGCCGGAAGTACCGGCAAAAATGGAGAGGATATTCCCGGCGGGCAGCCTCGGCGAGGCGTTCGCCCGCTTCCGCGGCACAAAGACCTGGCTGGAGAAAAAGCCTCGCACCCGCGAGGACTGGCTGCGCGGCTTCAAGCACATCGACCCGATCTTCGGCGACGTCGATCCGAAAACCGTCTCGCTCGAGGATCTCGACTCTTGGTATGCGGCGCTGCTCGCCGCCGTCGGCATTCGCGAGGCACACCGCGCTATGAAGATCTGGCGCGCGCTATGGCGCATCGCCGGCACGCTGAAGACAGGGCGCGGCGGAAAGTATTGCGAGCGCGACCAAGATCCATCGCTCGGCATCCGTCGCAAGACGCCGAAGCCACGCAATGCCATCTGGTTCGAGGGTGAGGCCGTGCGCCTGGTCAAGCGCGCCTGGCGCATGCGCTTTCGCGGCCTCGCCGCCGCGCTCGCGGTCGCCTGGGACTCGATGCTGTCGCCGGTCGACGTGCGCACGCTGACGCCGGCGCAATTGCGGCGCGACGCGCGTGGGCCGCTGTTTACGCTCGATCGCACTAAGACCGGTGCCCCGGCGATCGCCACGCTCTCCAAGCGCACGGCGCGGCTGCTGGAGGGCTATCTCGCCACGCTGCCGACACTGCATCCGGATGCGCCGATTTTCCGCACCCGCGGCCACGCCGCGGGCCCAGGGCGGCCGCGGCCGCCGGTCCCTTACACCGCTGACACGCTCGGCGACGATTTCCGTGCCGTGCGCGAAGCGGAGTTTCCGGGCGACACGCGCCAGCTGATGGATTTCCGCCGCTCCGGTTCCGTCGAGGCCGAGGCCGGCGAGGCCGACGAGCGCGGGCTCGCCAAGAAAATGGGCAACACCATCGATAGGAACCGCGCGCTGCGGAACACCTATTTGCCGCCGAACGCGACGGTGGTGCGGCTCACCGACGAAGCCCGCGTGCGCGGCCGGCGCCGCTTGCGCGAGAGCGGGAATGATCGAAAATGACTGAGCGCATCCCCTATTACCGCGTCCTCGGCAAAAAGGACCATGCCTATTGGTGTCCGAACAAGCGCATGCGTTCGCTCGGCTTCGAAATGCAGGCCCTCGGCATTGCCGGGCCTGCGGCACAGGCGGCTGCGCGCGAACTCAATGCGAGATGGCAGACCGCGCGCAAAGAAAGTCCTGCGCGCCTCGGCGTGCGCGCCCCATCCTTGCAGGCGCCCGAGGCCGATGTTCACTATGTATATTTTCTCATTGCTGGTGATCGCATCAAGATTGGCGTGTCGCGGACGCCTATGTCCCGGGTTGCTGACGTTGCCCTTGGAGCGGCTGATCGCGTCCGCGAGGTGCTCGTCGTACCCGGAACGCGCGCCGACGAGAAAAAATTGCACCGGCGGTTTGCCAGCTATAGGACGCGGGGCGAATGGTTCGTCGCGAACCGGGCCCTCCAGCTCACGATCATGCGTTGTGCGGCCGCCGGCGCGGTGGTGCACGACGGGCCCGAATCCGGAACGAATAATGGGCTTGGAGTCGAATCACGGGAGGGGGTACCGCTTGAATCACATGCCGTCTAAGTTATTGAGATTGCTGGCGGGAGCGACGGGACTCGAACCCGCGACCTTCGGCGTGACAGGCCGTAGGTTTAGCAACGATTTCAACGCGCGATTCGACTCCGGTGCGGGCAAAAGCCGCTGCAGAACCCAGGATTCGACTCCTGAGATCCCGAGAGTTGAAACGTGAACCGCAGCCGAATTCACCTGCTGCGCGTGCTCGCGATGCGCATGGTCGATACCGGCGTGCCCGAAAAGCTGATCGAGGTTATTCGCAAAGCCGCCGAGGAGCTCGAGGCGCGACAAGCGGACGGACGCACTGCCAGCCTGGAGGAGGAAAAGCGCATCGAACGGCAGCGGACGCTGTTCACGATGCTGCCGGTGTCGGATGCCGTCGATCGCCTCAGACAGGCGATGAAGCAGCGCGCCTACGATCTCATGTGGGACGGGGATGGGTTAGCAACCGATGCTATCCTCGAATTTCTGCCGGCGCGCGACGCCGACCAAGTGCTAAACGCCTGGGAAAATGACCAGGACGACGACAATCCGAAGTCGGCGTTTCACTGAGCCGGCGGCCGTCAGGAATCCATTAACCGCGCCCTGCGATTCTCCCCGACGGAGATCGCCATGACCAAAAAACCCGACACCGAGGCGCTTTGCGAGGAGCTATTGAAGCTCCACAAGAGGCACGAGGCCGATTTCGCCCGCATCAAGGAGATCAAGTCGATCCTGATCGCCGCCGCGGCCGAAGCCGGCGAGAACGCCAAGATCGTCATCCCGAAGCTCGGCATCGTCAAGGTTTCGGCACCGAAGGACAAGCACTGCACCGGCACCGCGCCGGAGATCGTGGTCGAGGTGTTCCTCGCCATACCCGAGCGCGAGCGCAAGGATCTGCTCAAGCGCGGCATCGTCGTCAACGCCGAGCAGTGGACCGGCAAGTATTACGGCGCGGTCACCGCAGAGCTTTTCTCGGCCTGAAACGCAAAAAGAACCCTCCGGCCGGAGCCGGAGGGTTCTCTCGCTCAGACAGCCGCCGGTGGGCCCGGCGGATCTCGGACGGCGGCCAGCGGCCGCCGAATTCAATTAAGGAATGCAGTCTAGCCGGTCGTCTTGACCGGACGGCTCCGGAGCGGGTGGATATATCCCTCGCCGTGCCGCAGCTCGTCGTACCATTGCCGCAGCTGCTCGATCGCCACCTTTTGCAACGCCACCTCGGTCATCAGCGCTTTGAGCGCCGTGACCTCGTTCTTCAGTTCGACGATCGATAATTGTGCCTGCTTAAAAAGCTCCTTCTGCAAAAGGATCGCCGATTCGACCCGTTGTGTGCCGCGGCCGAGGCGAAAGGAGACGAGTATGCCGCCACCAAGGATGGCGAGCGTCTGGACGAAGCCGACGGCAATGCCGACGTAGACCAGCGTCTCGGGCACGGCTTGTCGCTCCTTATTTTATGCTGTCGAGATCGGCGGCGAGCTGCGCGGCGCCGAAGCCGTTGGGCGCCTTGCCGCTCGCTTTGTCGATCGCGTCCGGACTGAGCACGGCGTAGAGCTCGCCCTGGCCGGCGGTCGAGGCATATTTGGCCATTGCCTGATAAGTGATCTTGCCGAGCATGCCCCAGGTGTCGATCGTCACGCCGGCGGCATCGTAGGCGACGCCAGCGAAGCAGTGGCCGCTGTCCGGATCGGGATCTCCGGCGACGTCCCAGGTAAAGCCGGACGCGCCTGGCATCGGATTGATCCAGGCGTCCGGAAGCTCGACGCCGAAGTAAAGGTTTTCGAACAGCCAGAGCGCGGCCTTGACCTCGTCCTCATTGCTGCCGTCGACGGCGACCCAGCCGGAGATCTGATGCGAGCCGGGCAATAGCCCCGTCGCCTGCCAGTAATTCAGAACATCCTGCTCGTTGCCGCCCTGGTCGGTCGAGGGCTCGCCCGGCACGTAGCCAGTGGTCGCGGAATAGAACTTGACGACATCGGCCTCGGTGAAGGGGATCGGCTGGCCGGCATTGGCCAAGAGCGTGCCGCCGATATGGAAGGCGCCGGCGGACGTGCAATCGCTCAGCGAGCCGTTGCCGAGGATCTCCGCCAGGAACGCCGCAGGCTTCGCCGAATAGTCGATCGACGTCGGCGCCGCCGGGAAACCCTTGAGCAGATAATTGCGCAGCGATAGCCGCGGACCGCGCGCGATCGGCCGTCGGCGGCCGAGTTTGAACGGCCGGCCGGTGACCGGATGAACGATGGTTTTGACGGGCATCACGGACCTACTTCGGCAATGGCACGGCCTTGCAGCCGCCGTCCTGCCGGCAATCGTGAAAAGCGTTCAGACCGAGCGTCCCCGCGGTAACACCAGCAGCACCCACGGTGAGTCCGACGACGACCCACGGCGGCAATGCGGCGCAGCCGCCAAGAGCGAGCAGCACTGCGGCAAGGGCAAAATATCTGCGCATGCGGCCGATCTCCTATTTGATGAAGTCGAGGAAGTTCTGGATGCCGTGCGCGGTTTCGCTATTCGGTCCGGGGAAATGCATCAGGATTGGGCGCCAGTCCCACGACGGCACCATGGGCACAATATCGCCGCCGCAGCGCCAGCCGACGATCGGCACGCCGGCGAGCGCGTCCGGGGCGTCGAGAAAGACGCGCGCCGGCGCGAACAGAAAGATCGCTTCCGGCGCATTGCCCTCATCGGCAAGGAGCGCGCTCATGTCGAGCGCGACGGAACCGCCGAGACTATGGCCGATCGCGCACCACTTTTTGCCCTTCACCGCCTGGCGCACGCCGTCGATGACGGAAAGTGTGGCGTCGCGGAAGCCGCGGTGCACCGGCGGCAGCGTCGGATGCGCGACCTGTTCCTTCGCGGCCGCTGGCCAGCCGTCGAAGTCGAGCACCCAGCCAAACTCCGAATGCGTACCTTCGGTCGAGACCGCAAGCGTGTCGCCGATCTGACTGAGGAACACGTTGACCGCGCCGCCGTAGCCGGAAAAGTCCGGCTTGCCGCCGCCATAGGTCGCCGCTGCGGCGAGCACTGCGTCGCGAGGAGAGATCATGACACAAATTTTTTCTCTGCCGCAGCGCGTATCTTCTGGTGCAGCTCGACGATCTTGTCGAGGAACACCATGAATTTCTCGACGCTTTTATCGATCGACTCGCCGGATGAGACCTGCAACCACTCTTGGTCCGCCGCGCCCTTGATCTGCTGCACCAGCGTCTCGTCGAGCGCCGCGAGCACACGCTCGCCGACGGTCATTTTTACAACGGGTTGATTGGTACGAGCGCGGTGGCGCCAGTGAGAAGCGCCTGCACGGCGGCCCACAATGCCGCAGTCCCCGTTGGTCCACCAGCAATCGCGGCAGCAATGCCTGCTCCGGCGATGCCGACCTGCGCCTTGGCCTTGTTGTACATCGGCGCGCAGGCGATATTGAGCTGGTCAAAGGCGCCATTTGGGGCAAACCAATTGGCCAGCACTTGTTCATCATCGAATGCGGTTTCGATGAATGTCGCGACTCCTGCCTGATTTGGAAGCAGCGATGGCGTAGATCCTTGCGCGAGACCAAGAAGATAGGTCCAGCATGGCTTCGTTGTTAGATTGTTATTTGTCGTCGCCTGATTGAGCGCGTTCTGTAGATCGGATGTTCCGAAATTCCGTAGCCAAGTGATGGGATCGACGGTCTTTTGCGGAGCCGCCGCGGGAGCGGTCGCGTCCTTTTTCACCGCTGACTTGAGCTTCGTGAACTGGACGGTGTTTGCCGCCTGCGCCGGCATCGGAGCGAGCAAAGAAGCGCCGAGGATGCACAATGCCAGAAGCGCGGCAACCTTTGCCGTCGCTTTGCCTTCAGGCAGCGCGATGGCGACGATGCCGCCGACGCCCATGCCGATCGACTGCAGGTTCGAAGCCCAATCCTGGGCGTCTCCGACATGGAACACAGCGCCGAGCACGAGCGCCAAGCCGGCGTAGGTGGACGGCTCGCGCAGGCGCGCGCCGAGCCAGGATATTTCCTGCACGACTTTCTGACTGTCGATTTGCGGCGCAGTTTTCGGATCGTCGGCCATCGATGGCCTCCTATGTTGCAACTACTTCGAGATTTAATCGGTCGCGTGATGGGCACGCAGCATGTCGCGGCATGCCGGCGATATCCGGGTCTTGTTCGTGATCAGGCAGTGCGCGACCGGGCGCGGATTGCCGAGAAACGCCACAAACAGATCACCGGCCGAACAGAGCTTGCGGGCGTCGGCTTCGCAGGCGGCGCGTTCGGCCGTCATGTCTTGAGCATGCGACGCGATTGCAAAGAACCATTCCAGGGTGATGCCAAGGATGACGGCGGCGAGCAGCGCCTTTCTGATTTTGTTTTTCACCGGTCACCGCTACGATTGCTTCAGATTGGCGTTGATCGCCGCCCAGGTCGCGGGACCGGCGAGACCATCGATGATGAGGCCGACCGCCTGCTGGAATGCCTCGACCGCGCGGCGTGTCTCGCGGCCATAGCTGTGGTCGACGGTGAGCTGCGGGTTGGCGCCGAGCGCATTGAAGGCGGCCTGCAGCGCTCCGGCATTGTGCAAGCCGATCGGCGGCGGCGCCGGGGGCGCCGGCGGCGCTATCGAGGCCACGGCGGCGGGAAATGCGGACGGCAGCGCCAGGTCGGGGCGCAATTGCATGATCCGGTACATCATCGGAATCACGCCGAGCTGCTCGTCTTCGGCGTTCGGGTCCCACACGCCATCGGCAGGATATTTGCCGCCGGCGTAGATGTTGGTACCGGCCCAGAGGTAGCCGGTGTGCTTGCAGTGATTGCGCGGCCCGAAGCCGTTGAACAGCTCTTCCTCGTAACAGGACCGCTCCCAGCTCCAATTTGGCGCGCCGACGGCGTCGAGATGATCAATCCGATAGGCGCGGATTTGCGCGCCGCTCCAATTCTGGAACGGGCCTTCGCCGCGCGGCACGTGCACCGACACGCGGTCCCAGGGGTCGCCCTGCGCCGGGCTCAATCGGAAATTCGACGCTGCCTCGCGCTCGAACGAGGCTGCAGCGACGATCTGTGGAACGCCGGTCGCATCGCAGCCGGCCTTGTAGCGGCCTAGATCAATGAAGCCGATCAGCTTCTTCGCCGTCGCGGTGACCGCTGCTTCGCGCGTGATCACCATGCGCGCAAGCAAAGAGGTGTATTCCGGCGCGAGAGCCGTTAACGGATGCTGCATGGGACGATCTCAGTCTTGCGGATGCGCCGGCAGTTTCAGGCGCCCGCTCCCGGCAGGAAGCAGCGGATTTGCGTCGCACCGTCGACGTCGGTGTAAGGCCACACGACCGCAGGGCCGAACTTGTTGGGCTCGTTGACCACCGCGCTATCGGGCACCACGAACCATGCGCTATTCAAGCGCACGCGGTATTCGCCGGCAGGGCCGCCGGTGTCCCAATCAACGTCCTCGACCCGGACGCCGTCGGCATTCGAACAGCACGATCCCTTGCCGCTCGCCAGACTGCTCCACCATGCCGCCGGCGGCGCCTCGCCCTTGGCTATGAGGTTCGCCCAATAGCCGGTCGGATCGCCGGCGTGCGCCGAGGCGGCGACGCATAGGATCAATGCGGCGAGAAAGGCTCGCATGGATTGCCCTTGTTTGGAGAACACTTCAGCTCGTGAAGAAGCTCTTGCGCACTTCGATCGAGCCGACGGCCTGCGTCGAGACGAAGCCGGATGGATCGATGGCGCGGAGCTGGTCTTTGTATTTGCCCGGCATGATCGCGGCCGACTGGCCTCCCGAGAGGATGGGCGTCGGCGTAATCGTGATCAGACACTTATTTGGCGGCGTGTCGCCGGGATCAGTCACGATGATGCCGCCGCCGGCGAGCGTGAGTTCAAGCACGACGTTGCCGTCGCAGTCCTGCATCTCCCACTCGATCACGGCGCCGGCGCCGAGATTGAACGGCGAGCCGTCGGCATAGTGCAGGCATGCATAGATCGGATAGGTATCGCCGGAAGTGAAGGCGAACGGCGGATGCAGCGCGGCCATTCTATCCCTCTTTGCCGTCGATCGCGCCGGCCGAGGCGCGTCCCGTCAGAAAGCGGACCAGGCGCAGATCCAAGACAGGAGCCAGGAACGCCAACGCCTTGGATGCCGCTGCCGTGAACGCCAGCAGTCCCACGGCACCGCCTGGCGCGGCCTGCCCCGCCGCAGCCGCGTTGCTACTCGCGACAAGTCCGACCTTGCCGGTCGCGTGGGCGGCGCCGGCTGCAGCGGCGAAACCGCGCGCCAACAGATGGACGAAATTGCCGACGCCGGTGCCGATACGGGCATTGGCCATCGCAGCCGCAGCGCCGCGGGCGAGCAATCCGACGATGCCCCTTGCCGATGCGAAAGACTTTGCCGCGCCGGAGCTGTGCGCCGCGAGCGCCGCTCGCCAAGTGCCCGCCGTAGCCGCCTTGGATGCCGCAATCGTGCGCGCCAAGAGTCCCACGGCGCCGGCAGGTGCCGCGATTGCCGCCGCCGTGCCCTTCCCCGTCGCAATGAGCGCGAGCTTTCCGCTCGCGCGGGCGGTCCCCATCGCAGCGGCGAAGCCGCGCGCGACCAGATTGACGAAAGCACCGATGCGGATGGACGCAGCCGCCTTGGATGCCGCTGCCGTGCGCGCCAGGAGTCCCACGGCGCCGCCGGGCGCAGCGCGGGCCGTTGCAATTGCTTGCCCCGCGGCAGTGAGTCCGAGCTTTCCGGTCGCGTGGGCGCTCCCCATCGCAGCGGTGAAGCCGCGCGCGACCAGGTTGACGAAAGCGCCGATGCGGATTGTGGCATTGCCCGCCGCAGCCATGGTGCCGCGGGCGATCAAACCGACAATGCCCGATGTCGACGCGAAAGACTTCGCCGCGCCGGAGCCGCGCGCGGAAAGCGCCAGCCGCCAAGTGCCCGAAAGGGAAGCCTTGGCTGCCGCCATGCCGCGCGAGAACAGCCCCACCGTTCCCGCGGACGTGGCGGTCCCCGACCCAGCCGCCTTCCCCGATGCGTTAAGCCCGAGCTTGCCGGCCGGCCGGGCCAGCCCGGTCGCAACCGCGAGCGTACGCGCGAGCAGATAAATAACAGCGCCGGTGCCGATACCGGCTCTGGCCATCGCCGCCGCAACGCCGCGGGCGAGCAATCCGACGACGCCGGAAGGGGAGGCACGAGCCGCAGAGAATCCCGTTCCACGCGCCGCCAAAGGCACCGCGCCCTGCAGGTTGGCATTGGCTTTCGCCAGCGCATTCGCCTTGGCGGCGAGTGCGGCGATAGCGCCGGCTTGCGCGCGCGCCATGGCGAGCGATGTTGCTCGCGTGATGACCGGCACTTTGCCGGAAAACGAAACGAGACCTTCCGCCGATCCCTTTCCAGATCCCAGCAGAGACACGACGCCGCGTAAGCCAGCCAGTGAGTTTGCTGCCGCCATGCCGAGCGCCCGCAACGCAACGGCCGCGACGCCTTCCGGCTCGTTACGATCAAACCATTCTATGATTGGCAGAACAGCGGGATGCCACCAAGCATGGATCGCAAGGTCAGGATCGCGCATGGACGAGGCGACGCCCGATCCGCTACTGCCGGTCGGTGCTGGCAGCGTGGCCGCAGCGAATGTTATGGCGTAGGACCCGTCAGTGTAGCCAGCGCCCGGAGTTATCGTGTAGCACCAGTTGATCGGAGCATCGGTTCTAAAGTCGATGTGCCCACCACAATCGGCGTTGTCGTAGTTGTCATTGTCGTTTTGGCCGCTGTAGTGCATAAAATCGTCTACCGCTCCTTGCGGCGACGAACACGTTAACCCAGGTCCCATTCCTAACCCGGTAGCAGAGATACACAAACCGTAATTTACGCCTGGGGTTATAGTAGGGACGTTTATCAGCGAGCCGTAGTTGCTAGGAATACCCCCGTTTCCTGTACTGTAGGTCGTATTAGACACGTACTGATCGAACGGGGACGTAGCCATATTCGCTATGTCATAAAAGACCCAAGTGTACCCACCGCCAAAGCTACCTGCCGTCCCCGCTATCGTGAGTGTGGCGTTGGTATCAGCCGCAGTATTTGCAGCCCAACCCATCAAATCACCTGTAGCGGAGGCTTCGTTAGTCCAAGTGTAGCTGTCGCTATCTGTGAGGGTCAGACCGGCTAAATTGCCTCCTGTAAGCGCGCGAGCGAAGCGTAAGTTGCCCGTCCAAGGAACCTGAAATTTGACGGACGTCAGGGCTGCATCAGCCAACGTCGATTGATGGATAATCTTGTTGATCCAAGGGCCGTACGCAGGCGCCGGACTACCCGCTGGCCCCGCCGTCAGTGCAATGGCAATGACGTTGTAGGTGTTTGTGGTATCACCAGTAGCGGTGAAGCCGGGATTGATAGCGGCGGCAGTTGTTTGCAAATAGTATTCTTCGGCGTGAGCAAAACCATATCCGCCGGACGCCTGCACTTCGATGCAGGTAATGTTGGCCTCAAGCAGCGTGTGCCCAGAACTGGGGACGAACGACGACGGTGCTGTCGTCTGCACCATGTTCGCACCAGACGTGCAGCAATAAGTGACAATGAGGTTGCCGCCACCGGAATTGTTGTTGCTTGGGGTAAAGGAGCCGGCAGTCAGGTTTGGGCCGGTCTGAGCGTATGCGCCGGCGGAAGTACCGCCAGAGCCGATGATGTGGCAGAACTCTTTTATATTCCACTGCCACGGCGGGGTCGGCATTCCGTTGAGCATCCCCGTGATGGTCATCCATCCCGGCAGAGAGCCAATCAGCAAGAAGAACCCACTTACATTATTGCCCTGCCCCACGCCGACAGTGCCAATTGGCGCAGGCCAAACACCGTTCAGATTGTCTGACAGGACGGGCGTATTGCCGTCAGGCCACGTCGCTGAAACGAGATAACAGTTGCCCGCCTGCGTCTTGTTGGGGACCTTGTACCTGAAATTGTTTTGTCCACCTGTGCCGCCTATCCCCGCCGTAGGAACACCCGCGCCATAATAATTCGAGTCAGACGAAATCATCTGCACTAAGGAGGGAGTCGGCACGGCTGGCCCCCCTTTAGTATTCTGTGAGGATCAAGACTGCGTTGTTAAGGCTCACGTCCTCGGCAGTGATGCCTTCCATCTGGAAGTCAAACCAATATGACGTGCCGACTAGCAGGCCTGTCACCAGCGCAGGCTGACAAACCGGAACACGCACGTCCGTCGCGGCACCAGCAGTTGTTGGGACGGAATACTCGGTGGCTTTGCCGATAACCGTACCCGTTGCGGCGGCTTGGTACGACGGTCCAGAGGCCCCGGAGGCGTAGGCCAATTGAAGAATGATGCCCTCGTCAACCGTAGTGACTGAAGAAGTAAGATAACCGGCAAGTGTCGCCTGGATGTTACCGGACTTTGCCGGGGTTATGAGTGCCCCCATACCACCCATGACGAACGAACTGGTTGATGTCGGGACAAGAGCAGAACTCGATGTCGTCTGACTGACCGCACCGTTGGCGACCGCCTGCAATATCTGGCCGGAAGCCGTCTCAACATACCAACCTTGGCCTTCTTCGTAGGTCAACGAATAGCCGGCAGGCAACGCCACGCCTCGCAGCGTTACCAGCGTCGTGCCGTCGGTGTGCTGAACCGTCAGCGTGTTCGCTGCCGAGCCATTGTTGAAGAAGCTGAGATGCTTGATGTTGCGTTGGACGCTAGACCCTGGCGACGACACAACGGTCGTCGTTGTTGCGGTGGAGACCGTCGTATTTTGCGTATTCGGCGTAATGGTGCCAGATGAGTTGTCCGCGAACGAGGCATGCACCATTAAGGATTGCGCGGCGCTGGTCACCACCTGGATCAGTGCGCTTGTGCCGGCGAGAAGCAACATTTCAGGTCACCGCGAGTCAAAGCAAAATATCGCTTACGCCAGCATCAGCGTGAAGGTCGACGTGGCGAAGCTCGCCGTCACGTTGATCGAGATCGGCTGCTGGGTGAGCTGGCGGAACTGGCCGCCGCCGATCCCGGTAGTGTTGACGCCGGCGGTGAACGTCGCGCCCGACAGGTTCGCCGTGGTCAACAGACCAGACCAGGAGCCGCCGGTTGTCGGCAGCGTGCCGCCGTACTTCTGCGTCACCACGATCGAGGAGCCGTTGGCCGGTGCGTCAGACGTGCTGTCGCAGGTCAGCACGCCAGGCGACGCCGAGCTGCAAGAGAACGGAATCCACTTGTTGTTGCCGAGATAGTCCCAGGTGATCGGGTTGCCGCCAGATAAAGCGTCGAACAGGCCCCAAGCCACTGCGGGCGCGCTGAACAAAAGCGAATCAGTCGAACCGGACGATGCATGGGCCGCCGCAGCCGAGAGGGTAACGGTCGAACCGGCGACGCTCGCCACCGTACCGATCTGCGCCGAAGCCGTCACATCATAGACGTTAGCCCCAGCCACGACCCAGCTCGGGACCGCGGCTCCCATCGTGATCGTGGTCGAAGCGGTCGTGAACGAGGCGCCAGCCGCAAGAGCGCCGCCCCATGGCTCGGTCCCGGCGGCTTGCGGAAAGGTAACGACTGCGCCGGAATTGGTGACGTTGGCGGGAGCCGTCGCCGGCTCATTCCCCGAAGACGCCGATGCCGCCGGCCAAGCGGAGAAGGCCAGCGAGTCCGTGGATCCAGAACCAGCATTCGCGGCGTTGCCGGTCAGCGTCAGCGTGGTGCCGGTGTAGGTCAGCACCGTGCCGATCTGCTTGCCCGCGGTGATGTCGTAGACGTTCATCCCTGCAACCACCCAGGGATAGCCGCTGACATTCGGCATCGTGATGGTCGCGCTCGAGGTCGAGATCGCGCCAGCCGCCGTGATCTCGCCCGCGACCTGCACGCGGGCATAATTTCCGCCGGCCATCTCGACTCCGCCGGTGACGGCATCCGCCGTCGGTGGAGCGACGAACAGCGTAAGGAAGCGCGACGCCATCGCCGGCATCGGCGCGTTGCCGGTTTCCCAATTCAGCACGTTCTCGGCCGAATAGTCGGATAGACCGCTCATGATCTCGTTCTCCTTGATAGGGATGCGTAGGTGGAATTTGCCGGGTTGCCAGCGACAACCTGCGGCTGTTAAGCTTGGCTACGGAAGGAAACCGCCCGCGTGGATGCGATCAGCCAAATGTCGACGACGCTCTTGAGATCCGCCGAAAACGAGGCCTCGATTTATGTCGGCTCGCGAAGGCTAAGGCTCGTCGGCACTCATTCGAACTACATGCGCGGACTGCGACGCTGGCGCGGTTTGCGGACCTGGCGAGCAGATAAAACCGCGATCGCAGCGGCGGCTATGACGCTTTCTCGCGGATCGTTATGCCTCGACGTTGGCGCCCATATCGGTTTGACCGCCATTACAGTTGCGGTCCTGCGCCCTGATTGCCGCGTCGTGGCGTTCGAGCCGCAGCCCATGGCGCAAGAGTGTCTCCGGCAAAACCTCGCAGCGAATGCGATTACCAATGTTGAGGTGATCGACGCGGCGGTAGCAGATTTCTCCGGCCCGCTCTCATTCAGCGATAATGGGCCGTGGTCGGTCGCCAACCGCGGCACCGTAGCCTGCAAGGCTGTCCGATTAGACGATCTCGGTCTCGGCGCGCCAAATTTCATCAAGATAGATGTAGAGGGCTTTGAACCAAATGTTTTGGCCGGAGCGCGCCGACTGATCGCAGAGGCGCAACCCCTAGTCTTTATGGAGTTCTGCCCTTGGACATTGCTTCTGCACCATTACGATCCGCTGACCTTCGCCACGTCGATCTGGTCGAATTTCGACGTGCTGCAGGTCTTTCATCGCGAGCGAGCGCAACCCTTGCCGCATGACCCGCAAACTTTTCTGCACGTCAATTTGATGCGGCACGAATGCGTAAGTGATCTTTTGCTGCGACCAAGAGCTCCGATCCCTCCATTAGAGCAAATGGTTCATCATCGCACATCGAACTAAAACTCGGTCGTTTCGTCGATCAGCGTCGATAAGATCAGAGCCGCGCGAACAGGACCGCGGTGAGCGAAAGCTGGGTGTTGTTGTGCGCGGTGCCGGAGCCGGCGGCTTGGGTCGAAATGCCGGTGTCGGCGGTATCGACGCCGACGCCGGTGCCCGATGAATTGTTGCTCACGCCGGTGCCGGATGAGTTGTTGTTGATGCCGGTCGTGGCGCTGCTTGTGGGTTCGTTGACCCAGGGAGTGCTCTGGTTGCTGGCCTCGATGTTGGTCCCAAAAACCCCAGCATTGGAAGCATAACCAGGGACCGTGTGAGAGTGCCCCGGATCGGTATGCGAGTGGTCGTGGCCCGGATCGTTGACCGAGTGGTCGTGGCCCGGATCATTGACGCCGTGGCTATGACCAGGGTCGTTGACGCCGTGATTGTGCGAAGCGAGCTCGCCGGTCGCCAGCGCGTGCAGCGACTCGCCGAGCGTCGAGCCGAACATATTGGAGGCGCCGGCGGTGATCGGCACGCCGCTCAAGCGACCCGTCGTCGCGGCGCCGCCCATGCCGTCGACGCCGATCAGCGACTTGCACTGCGAGTCGGGCAGCTGGATCGGCTTATTCGCCGTCCAGTCCGCTGAGGCCGAGCCGCCGCGGCCGCCGGTGACCGGGCAGAGCGTGTTGGAGAAATTGTTCCAGAGCAGATAGTAGAGCTGCTGGCAATCGGCGTTGGCGCGGGCGGTCGCCGCCGAGGAGGCGCTGCCGATGGTCAGGCCGTTGAGCGGCACCCAACCGGTGAGCGTCGTGCCGGCGAGTTTCCATTTCAGGTCGCCGGTGCCGCCGGCGTCGCCGCGCGGGATCTGGAATTCGGTGCCGTCGTAGGTCAGCGCCGCCATCTGACCCGCGACCAGGTCATAAGGATTGAGCGCGCTCAAGTCGGAACGCGTGAGGTTGAAAGTGCCGAGATTGCTGGTGCCGTTATAGACCTGGATGGTCGCCGCCCCGGTGATGGTATAGGCGACCTTGGTGCGGATGATGGAGCCGGCGCCGAGCGCGAAGCCCGGCTGATTGACGTTGACGATCAGCGCATTCTGCGCGCCGATATCGGCGGCATAGGGCGGCGCTGCGGCCTGGATGGCCTGCAGCAGCATGTTCGCATTGGTATTGTCCTGCGGGATGTTCTGGCCGGTGACGGCGGCGCGGAGCATCTGCAGCAGAAAATTGAAAAAAGAAGCGCCGTAGGCGGTCCCATCATTCGCGGTCGGCGAGGAGCAGTCCTTGAAAAAGGTGTTGTTCGACCCGAACACCCGCGAGTCCGCGGGCATGGCGGTGACCGAGTTTGCAGCATTGGCCGGGCCGAAGAGATCGGTCATGGAGTGCTACCGCGATGTGGAAAAGGAAAAAGTCAGCTAGATGCTGATGCGCGCCCGGCCGGATGCTGCGGCCGTGCCGCGGGCGACCAGGGCGACAAAGGCGGAAGAGTTGTCGGTGACGTAATTAACCGTCAGATGCGCCGGCAGAATGCGCTGGAAGGCGCACTCAAGCGACGTGATATTGGGCTGGCATTGTTGCTGTTGCCCCGCAAGAAAGATGCCGGCGCGCGAGGGCGTCGACATGGGTATCCCATAGGCGCCGCTGGAACCGAGAAACACCGTGATGGTGACGATGGTCGCCTGCGCGCCCGGATTGGCGAGAGCATTGCCGGCATGGCAGCAACCGGCCTGAGTGCCGCCGCCAAAATCCGAACAAGCGATCGACCAGCCGAGCGACGCGGCCAAGGCGACCCACGATGGACAATGCGGCGAGCCGAAATAGCCGACCTTGGCGCAGAGGTTCGGATACGGATCGCAGTTATCGGGCAATCCGTATTCCGCGTTCCAGAGATCGAGAGTCGTGGTCGCGGAGGCGCAGAAAAATTCATCCTTGAGCGCGCAGAACTGGCCCTCGATCCAGTTGCGCACGGTGCCCAGCGCGGCGACGAAGCCGGCCTGCACGTAGCCCGCTGGCCAATCGCCCGGCGCCGGAATGCGATTGCCGAGCGACGCGAGCCACGCCAGGAAATTGGCGATCGTGCCGCCGCCATCGTTCGCCGGCCACGCTTTGCCGCGCGGCAGCAACGCCGCGGTCGCCTGAATGCTCTGCTCGAGCGTGGGGCAGGTGAACGGCGGCCGCGCCGAGGACGGGCAAGAGGTCATCTGCTCCGCTCCGGCACTAACTCAGAACGTCACGGTCCCGAGCACGGCGATCTGTCCGGCGGTCAAAGAGGTGTTGCCGGGGGAAGCCGAGAACGCCAAGGAGTCGGTCGAGCCGGCGCCGGCGTTGGCCGCATTGGCCGTTAGCGTCAACGTGGTGCCGGTATAGGTCAGCACCGTGCCGATCTGTTTTCCCGCAGTAATGTCGTAGACGTTCATGCCGGGCACAACCCAGGGATAGCCCGAGACGTTCGGCATCGTGACGGTGGCGCTCGAGGTCGAGATCGCGCCGGCCGCCGTAATCAGGCCAGCCACCACGCTCACGGTGCCGCTGGTGACGCCCGGCGCGTTGTCGACGGCCTGCTGGAGCCATTGCTGCAGGAAGGTGAACGGGATCGCGAGATAGGGCATCGACGCGTTCGGCGTGGCGATGCCGGCGACCTGCGACAGCCGAAGGAACGCCGCCTGCAGCTCGGCGATCACGGCGGCCTGCGTCGTCGGATTGGACGGCGTCAGTCCGGTGATGATGGCATTGACGGCGACCGGCGTCGGCGCCACGACGGTGACGGTGGCCGCGGACGGCTGGACGGTTTGTATGAAGGCGGTGATCCCGGCGATATCGCCGGATTGCGGGATGCCGTTCGCATAGAGGTTGTCCATCATCGGCAGCACGCGCACGGTGCCGATGCCGGCCCACAGCGGCTCGACGAACACGCGGGTGACGTTGCCGTTGGCCTGCTGCGTCCAGATCACATAGTCGGATGCCGCGCCTCCCTGCGGCGGATTTCGTTTCTTGAAAAGGATGCGGTAGCGGAACGTCCCCGGCGGCGGATTGAAAGTGGCACCGTCCTGTTCGACGTCGGTGCCCCCGGTCATGCCGCCGGTCGCGACCATCGCCACCGCGGCGGCATCGCCGTTTACGTCGGTGGTGCCCGATGAGATCGAAAGCGACGTGCCCGCCTGAGTGACCGTGTTTGATCCGGTGCCGACCGATTGCGCCGGCACGGTAATTGTGCCCGAGCCGGTGATCGACAAGGCGGCCAAGGCGACGAACTGCACGCCGTCGCTGCGCTGGAAGATGGCGCCGTAGGCGACGTCGTAGGAATCGGCGACGACGATCGAGATATTGCCGGTCGACCGCGTCGGCTGAAAGCGCGAGAGATTGATCTCGGCGCCGTGCAGGTCGAGATCCGGACCGTTGGCGGTGAGCGCGAATTTTTGCCGCTGGATGTCGTCGGCGAAGCCGAACAGCTCCGACGTCATGCCGCCGATCACCTTGGCGGTCGGGTTGACGTTATTCGGCCACAGCCAGGCGTCGGTGCCCGGGAGATTGGCGCGGATCGCGTTGCGCGCCCGCGTCACCAGTTGATAGAGCGACGGGATTGGAAACATTTATGGCTCGCGCGACTATTTTCAGGCCGCGGCCGCCACTACCTGCTGCCACACCAGGTTGAACTTGCCGCTGTAGACGAGCGCGCCCTTCTCGCCGAAGAGATTGACGGAGAGCGCCAGCCCGTTGAGACTCGTGATCTCGGCCGAGCAATCGATCTCGACCACCGCGCCCTGTGTCTGCAGCGGCGCCAGCGCCTGCTCCGCAAGAGGAGCCGCCCATTGCGCCGCCAAATTCAGCGGCATATTCCAGAGCACCCACAATAGCGAGCCGAGCGGCCCTTCGCCGAGATCGGTGCGCACGTCGATGCCGTCGCCCCACCAGCCGCGCGGGTCGCCGTCGCGGACATATTGCGCCAGCGGATGGTTCGCCGGCATGGCGGCGTCGCTGAACAGCGTCAGCGTCACTGCCGTCGCCAGCGCGGCATTGGCGGCGAGACCGCCGGAATTCAACGGCGCATTGCCGGCGAGCGCCCAATCGGCGGCCGCGGCAGCCTCGTTCCAGTTTGAATCCCAAAGCAGGAACGGATCGGGCTGACAGGCCTCGTTCGCCCGAATGAGGATTTCCATGGCAAGCGGCCCGTTTTACAGCTTGATCATCACGTTCCAATAAGAACGTGGGTCCATGGTGCTGACCGGACTGCCGCTGCCGGTGTTCGTCGTGGTGATGCCGGTGTCGGCCCCGTTGATGCTGATCCCGGTATAGGCCCCGTTGATGCCGATGCCGGTGGCGCTGGACCCCGTCCGCCCTTGGCCGGTCATAGTACCGCCGGAGTATGGCCCGTTGTTTCCTCCGCTGCTTTCATAAATCCAAAACCCCAGACCGAGCGGAGGACCGTGAGTGTGCCCAGGATCGGAAATACCGTGACTGTGGCTGGGATCGCTGACTCCATGCGTGTGACTGGGATCGGAAACGCCGTGGTTATGCGCCGGCAACTGACTTGTGGTCAGGGTCTGTGTCTCTACTCCATCCGCGCCGCCGAGCGTGCGGGTCGTCAAGCCGGCGCCGGAGCCGGCGATCGCGATCGAGCGGCCGAGTTGCAGCGGCAACGTCATCCGGCAGTTTGCCGCCCAGGCTGCTGCCGCAGTGCCTTGTGCCGCGCGTGTCGTCGCTGCGCCGGCACTCGTTAAGAGTGGCACGTTCGCGTCGGTGAACGGGCTCGCATAGAACAGCGTGAACAGCGCCTGCGCGGCGGCGTTGGCATAAGTCGCGCCGGAGGCGGCGCTGCCGATAGTGCTGTCGTTCATCAGCAACCAGCCCGGGTCGGCTGTTTGCTTGAACGTCAGCTTGGCGTCGCCCGTACTCCACGAGCTGCTGAGTGTGCCGCCGGCACCGGAAAGATCGCCGCCCAGCGTGAACGGGATCTGCGATATCTCTGTCATCGCGGCCTCTCAGGCCCCGGCCGCGCTGATAACGCCGCTCGCAGCGACGTTGCCTTGCACCGTGACGTTGCCGTTGATGGTGCATCCGCTCGGCGCGGTGATGGTGACCGCGCCGGTGCCGACGATGCGAATATTATTCTGCACGAAGCTGATCGTCTGGCCGAAGGCGTCGTAGACCGTGACGCCGCCGACCGGTTGATTTTTGGGCCGAAACTTCGCTAATTCACCGCCGAAAAAGAGCGCTTTGTCGCTGCGGCCGCCGGGACACGCGATCAGGCCGACGCCACCGGCGGGCGGGTTCGAGCTGAAGCCGAACAGCGCGACAGTCGGCACATCGGCCGGCTGATCGCCAGCGAGCCCCGATAAATTGACGAGCTGCTGGCTGCCCTGGTCGTTGACCGCCTTCACCGACGCGCGCCGCAGCATCGTGCGCAGCGCGTCGCGATCGGTGAGATAGGACGAATGCCGCGTCATCCGGGCACCGAGCCAGGCGCGAACGGCACCGGCGGCGTACCGACGTTCCAGATGCTCGAGGCCGTGCTGCCGGGCGGGCTAGAGCCTTTTGCCGCGGTGCCGCCATAGGCACGCGGATCGACCAGCTCGAGGTGCGCGGTCGAGCCGCCCTTTGACGCGTGCTTGCCGGAGCCGGCGCCCCCGCGCTTCTGCGTGAACTTGATCTTCTTGATCAGCAGCGCCTGGCAGAGACCGATCCGCTCGCTCTCGACCCAGACGAGCCAGCCTGGCGTCCACAGCGTGCCGCCGGAATCGCGAAAGCCGTAGGTCACTGCGTGCGCTTTCAGCGCCTCGCCGGCCTCGCGCTGGCTGTGCGCGTCGGCTAGCGATTGCGCCGTTTCGCTGTCGATGTCGGAATCCTCGACGTGCACCAGCGGCCGGTAACGGCCGGTCGTGAAACCCGGCGCCGACGATGAAGGTGCGCTCTGCACCGGCGCGGCGCCGCCGCCCCAAACCGAAGCATCCTGCGCGGTCGCTTCGACCTGCAGCGCGGCGGCGTCGGTGCCCGAGGCGGATTGCCCGCGCACGATGATCGGCGAATGCCGATGCGCCCAGTTCAGATCGCCTTCCAAATCCTTGAGCGGCGCCTGGCCCTGATAAAGACCGCCGGCGTGGCGCTTGCTGCCCGGTTTGGTGAGCTTGAGCGAGCCGTCGTATTGGCCGCTGAGCGTCAGCCCCTGCGCGCGCGTCAGCTTTTCGCAGGCCGCAAATCCGGACTCGCCGGGCACGAGCTGATAGCTTTCGACGTCGTCGAGTTGTTGATCGGTCGCGACCGTGACGCCGAACGGCTGCGCCAGCGCCTGGGCGATCGCCAACGGCGACTGGTTCTGAAAATTGCCGGTGCCGCCGGGATCGATCGCGGCGCAGTCGATGAAATCCTGCGATTTCGACCGGCCGCTGATGGTCAATTTCTTGAAGGTCGGTTGCAGCCGATCGACATAGCCGGTGAAAGCGACGTCGTTGTTGAACTGGATCTGCAGCGGCGTGCCGGGAGCGAAGATCTGCAGCCGCTGCGCCGAAGGTGCGACCTCGAAGGAGAAACTATGCGCCGCATGATGATAGCCCGCGTCGACCTCGAAGTTCTTGAAGGTGCCCGTGAACGGCTGGCCGTTCGCCAGCACGGTTATAACTTCGGCCACAGCGCTCGCTCCGGCGCGTTAAGGACTCGGCCAATTGACCGGCATGTTCGGCGGCGCCGCGTAGCCCGGCGCCAGCGCCTCGAACGACAGCGGCATGAATGATGGGTGCACGACGTTGTTGCGCAGCACCAGGTCGACCGCGCGGGTCGGGTCCTGATAAAGCCGCCACGCCCACCACAGGGCCGGCATCGATTGCGGCGAGCTGATCGTCACCACCGGCGCCAGATTGGCCATCAGCTGCGTCAGGTATTGCACCACGGCGCCCTGCAGGTCCTGCAGCGCGACATAGACCGGAAAGCCGGCGGCGCCGGTCCAGCTGCCGAGCTCGTCGCCGACGATTTCGGCGAACAGCGCGCGCGCGGCCACCGCATCGGCCCGGCTTTGATAAGTCTGCCGCTCGAGCGCTTCGCCCCAGGCGGCGAGCGCGGCGATCCGCGCGAACGCCAGGATGGCGGCGGCGTTCGCCGCGGCCGCAACGGCATTCGGCGATGCACCAACCGCGAGCGGTGTCGGTATGACGGCCGCGAGCGCCTGATAGAGAGATAGCATCGCGCCGGCGCCGGCATCGGGATTGCCTTGGAGGCCATCGGCGAGCTGGCTGATATTGGCGCCGATTGTCGCCGCGAGGATGGCGGTCGGATCGGTGAGCGAAGGCGAAATCGCCGGCGCCTTGTCAAGCAGGGTGACGATGGCCGAGGCGACCGCCGCTACCTCCGGGTTCGGCGAATTGATCAGCGATGACGCCGGCGTCGTCTTCAGCGGCGCGGCCGCCGGATTGCCGTAGGCGATCAGCAGTGGCGCGGCGGTGACGATCGCGACATCGGCGGCGGCGACCGCTGCCGAGGTATCGGCGTCGACCGGATTGACAGAGCGCACCGTCTCGATCGCCGCGACCACGTTCGCGACCTCGTCGACTGCGCCGGCGACGATGTAATCGGCCGGATTGTTGAGCACCAGCGCGTCGGGAAACATCCCCGCGCCGGCCTGCCACAGCGCGGCGGCCTGTTCGAAGACCGTCTGGCCGAGCTGCGGCACAGAAACGAACGGCGCCGCCGGCGTCACCGGCCCGGCGGAGACAAACTTCAGATGGAAGGTGATGAAGCCGAGCTTGTCTTTGTCGCTGGTGCGCTTGAAGTCTTCGCAATGAACACTGACCGGGCCCATGATCGGCACGACCAGCGTGCCCGGGCCCTTGCTCTCGAAGATCTGCTCGAGCGCGACCGCCTGCTGGTCGGCGACGTCGCTCGCCACGTAGGCGAGACCGGAGAATTTCCGCGCCTTGATGCCGGTGTCTTCGACGTCCCAGCTTTCGGCGCCGAAATATTCATGCACTTCGGCGTCGCGGCCGCCTTCGGAATCGTCGTGCTCGAAATAGAACGGCACGCCCATATAGGACGCCGGCCACAGCGTGCTGATCCAGTCGCGGGCATAAACCATGGGCGGTCACGGCAGCATGTTGCCGGCGCCGACGTCGGGCCACGAGACGCCGCGGTTGCCGGTCGAACCGCGGACCTTGATGCCGGTGATTTCGCCGGCGTGCTCGATCGCCGCTTCCAATCCCTCCGGGATCTCCACCTTGACCGTGAGCGTCGCCTCGCCTTTGATCTCGACCTGTTGCGGCGCCTCGACTGCGGCCTGCCATTGTTTCTCGGCGCCGACCGAAGCCAGCCAGGCAGGCGGTTCCACCGGCGCCGGCGAGGCTTTGCCGAACCATCCGCCGCCGCCTTCCATGCCGGCCCAGCCTTGGGGACCCAGCGTTTCCGCGAGGCGCGCGTTGACCTCCTTGGCGCGCTTCGGATCGCTCATGATCGAGCCGAGCCAGCCGCTATAGGCCTCGGCCGCGATCTCGAACGGCAGCACTTCCGGTCCGAGACCGAAGCGGATCGCTTTCAGCGGCGCGCGCATCAGCGTGGATGCAAATTCCTTGCTCAGCACACCGAACTTGCCGGCCATTCCGACCGCGCTCTCGTAGGCGATCAGCGCGCCGCCGGCGATCGTCGCCGCCAGGCCGGCCTCGGTGGCCTTCTGCACCGCCGGATGCTTGTGTGCGGCCTGATTGAGGTAGGCGATGCTGTCCGCAATCGCCTTGAGCGAGCTCGCCGCCGGCTGCGCCAGCGGACCGGCAGCAACTTGCATCAAATTGGTGAGCTGCTCGGTGACGGCATGAACGCCCATGCCGACATCCTTACCCAGGAAGGTGTCGGCGGCCTCCAGCCCCTCCGCGTGCTCGATGAGTCCCCAATCCTTCATGATGCGCGATTGCTGCGTCGCGAGCACGCTGACCAATTGCTGAGCGGTCGCATCGCGAAAGACCGTAGCGATCTCGCCGAGAATCTTTGTCTTGTCGGTGATCCCCTTCTTGGCGAGCGCCGGCAGGAAAATCTCGTTCACCCAGCGATAGGGATCGGCGGCGGCGAGCTCCCAGCCGGTGACCGCACCCGGCCTGACCGACGTCACGATGCCGGCCTTGGAGATTTTGACCTTCGATTTATCGCCGATCAGGCCAAGATCGAGCAATTCGTTGGCCGCTTTCACCTGCATCCGGCCGCCGACGAGCGTCTGATAGAAAGTGCTCAACGCCTTGCCGGCCGAGGACCCGCCCATCTCCTGGGCGAAGGTGGGCGCCGTCATCAGCTGGAACCGGTCCGACAGCGCCTGCGTTGCGCCGCGACCGTATTTGAACATCGCGTAATAATCGGTGGGCTTGAGCGTGTCGCCGAAGACGTTGAGCGCCTTCGCCATATTGTCCATGTAGTGAGTGAACTTCGGCAGGTTCTGGGTAACGCCCTTGATCTCCATGCCCTTGATGAGCTGATCGAAGTCCGCTTCCAGCTCTTCGGTACGCTCGGGATGCGCACCCATGGCGACGACGCGCATTTTCGCCATCGGCTCGACGACCTTTTGCGCCTCCTCGAACGAGCCGACGATCGAGCGCGCGTTGCGCAGCATGTGCAACAGCGTGGTCTGCGACAGTGCCGGCAGCCTGGCCGAGACGCTCGCGGCCGCCGTTTCGGCCTCGCCGATTTCCTCCGGCGTCATGCCGGCGGTTTCCATGCGCACGCGCTCGTGCTGGCCGGCTATTGCCGCATGCGCGGTTTTTGCCGCCAGCTCATGGGTAACGTGCGCCGCCTCGTAGGCCGTGGCGCCGGCCATTCCGCCGGCGATCAGCGGTCCAAGGTTCCGGCCGATGACCTGCGAGAGCCGTTCGATGCGCTGCAACTTGCCGTGCAGCATGTCGAGCTTGGTGCCGGCGTGGTCGATCGCCGAGCCGACGTTGAGAAAATTGCGGCCGACGCCGTCCATGCGCTTGCCGGCGGCCGCGAGCTTGTCGAATTTGCCTCCGACGGCGTCGAACATCGCGCCGGTCTTGTCGCGGCCGCTGATGACCAGCTGCGACTCGAGGACTTTCGGCGCCATTATCGTTTCCGCCTATGCCAGGCCGCCGCGCGGGCGTGCCAGCGCTGGAGCTGGCCGATCGGCAGTGCGCTTATGGCGCTACAGTCTTGCCCGGCGCCGAAGGCGAGCTCGTCGGCGAGGTCCCCGAGGCCTCGCCCACCTCGTCGCCGTCCCGGAAAAAACTTTTCACCGCCTGGCGGACCGCTCTCGCCAGCTCCATGCCGCCGTCCTGAACGATGAGCGCGTCGGGCTCGACCAGCAGGATTTCGCAATATTTGGTGATGACGGCCTGGTCTTCGATGATGAAGGGGATTCGCGAGCCCGGAGAGACGCCGACCAGGAATGGGTCACCGATCTCCATATATTCGGCATAGGTCGGCTCGCGCAGGACCACTTTGGTGACCACGTCATGACCGACGATCGGCTTGTCGAGCTTGATGGTTTTGGTCCGGCCGGCTGGCTTGTTCTCGGTCATTGTCTCCTCGTGCGCGCTCGCGCGATTGCAGAGAGCCAGCGCGCGCTATTGCGTCGAATAAGTGCCGCCCTCGATCTTCAGCCCGTCGATCTCGCCGGTGGATAAGTTGTGCTTGGGCGTGCCGGTGAGCCGCGTATTGGTGAACAGGTGGGTGACGTTGTTGTCGATCTCGCGGATCGTGCAGTTGCCGATCTGCAGCAGCAGCCCCTTCCAATTGATATTGGCCGATATCCGGAGCTTGAACTCGGCACCCGGCTGTTTCGGCTTGAGCATATAGGCGGGACTGCCGTCCTGATTGGTCTTGACTTCGGCCGTATAGATTGCGGGATCGAGCATCACATCGGCGTCGGCGATCGGCGTCGACCAGCCGTTGAAGGTGAAGGTGACGCGGCCGCCGAATTGGTTCGGAACAGCAGTCATGGAGCTTTCTCCAATTCGCCCGCGCGCGAGCGGGTTGCGATAGCGCGTTCACGCGCGTGAACGCGCGGATGCCGGCGCGACTGCGCGGGCGTACTAAAAAGCTTTATGGATTTGCCAAGGCCGCCAGCGGTGCGCCGGACGGCGAGTAGTATTGCAGGAACGCCGTCACGTTGGCGGCGAAGATGCGCAGCCCGGCGACGAATTCGAGCGGCAGGTACGAATCGCAGCGGCTCGGGTTGGTGGCATTCTGCACCACGACCAGAAATGTGGCGAAACTCGCCGCATCCTGGGTGACGCCGTCGGCGACGAGATCGGTGTAGGCGTGAACTTCGACGGCCGCGACGTCGGCGGGCGTGACGATGGTCGCAACGTTGAAGGGATTTTCCGCCGCAAACGCCTTGCGGCCGAGCTGGGTCTGCACCTCGCTGCGCAGATAGCGCAGCGCGAACATGCCCTGTGCCATGGTCTCGGTGTCCATGAACGTCTGATCGGGCGCGTTGGCCGAATTGGTCTTGTAGGTGGTGACCATGCGGTTGATCACCACTTCACCGGACGAATTCACCGTGAAGCCGGCGATGCCGTAGCTATAGAGCGCCTGCAGGTCGGAATTCTGCCACCACTTGGTGCGATCGAATGGCGGCAGCACGCCTTGCAGCACGATGCCCTGCATCGGCACCGAGCATTGCGGCGCGGTGCCGAGGTTCTGCACCTCGGCGCCGCCGAGCGCGGCGGCCCATTCCCAGGGCGGGGTGCGGAACACCTGCGCGCCCATGACGGTTTCGTGCTGATTGTTACGTCCGGAGCCGAATGTAGTCTGGGTCGAGAGCGTGCCGGCCGCGACCGAGGTGTGATGGCCGTAGATCTGCTGGAAGGATGACCAGCGGCCGGACGCGTCGCTGAGAAATTGCTGGATGGCGGTGAGCGAGGTCGAGTCCGAATACGGCGACGCGATCCAGTCGAACGGTATCGAGCCGCAATTGGCCAGCGGCGTGGTGAGTGTGGGAATGCCGGAGCCGCCGGACATCGGCGTGACGGTGGCGTTGGCCGATTGCAGCACATTCGGCTGATTGGTGACCAGCGCGACGGCGATATTGTTGCCGAGCGCGCCGAAATGGCGCGCCGTCAAATTCATCTTGTTGGTGGTCGAGCCATCGACCGCGGCGACGATCGGCAGATTGAGCGCATTGACCGCGGCGACACCGTTGGTTGTGATTGTGGGGGCGGTGTCGGAGGCGTTCACCTGCCAGGCGACCAACCGTCCCATCACCTCGATCAGCGCGGCGCCGGCGACGCCAGGCGCGGTGAAAAGAATGCTGCCGGTCGCGGCGGCGCCGGCGGGATCGGATAGTGGGAGCGCCCAGATTTCCTGGGTCGGCGCCTGCAACCGCGCAGTGTTGTACATGCCGACCAGCATGGAACCGAGGCCGAAGCGAGCGATCGCGTCGGCCGTGCTGGCAATCGGGCCATAGGGGACGCCGGGCGTCGCGTTTCCGGCCGAAGTCATCTGCCCGACCAGCAGCTCCTGTGTCTCGCCGGAATAGGGCGTGCCGCCGGAATTGAACTCGAACGAGGCGAAGGGGACGAGCGTGTTGCCCGGCACATTATTGAAAGGAACGGTGGTCATCGCGTGGCCTCGGCTTTTGCCGCCGACTTCGACGGCTTGGGATCAGGCTTCGGTTGCACCGGCGCCGGCGCGGGCTCGAGCGGCGGATTTATCTCGACCACGTCATCGTCGCGCAGCCGCGCCGCCCAATAGGAATTCAGCGGCTTCCATTCGCCGGTGGCGGCGAGCGGCCGGCCGCCCTGCTGCGGGTCCGGCACGACGCGCGCGATCGGCACCTTGGTGACCGGGTCCGTCATCGGCGCCGGCTTGATGAAGACGTTTTGCATTTTGGTGAGTCTCTCGTGCTCGCAGCAGCGAGTTGCGCTCAATCAGAGGGGTAAAGATCGTCCACTTCGCCGACGATGTTCGGCGTCGCCGGAATCGCGGCGCCGGGCAGATGCGCCTTGACGTTGAGCCCGACAGTCTCCAGCGGCACGCGCAGGGGCATTTGCGGGAAGGTCGGCTCCTGGATCAGGCCGTCGATCACGCGGCGGCCATAGGAATTCTCCGGCAGCATGCAGGCGACGGTCTTGAGCGGCTCTGGCAACAGAGCAAAACCCGTGAGCTGTTGCGCCGGCGCCGGATCATAGGCATCGTCGCCGTTGACCAGCACCTTCCAGGTGATGGTGCGTCGCGCCAGGCGCCGGCCTTCCTCCGAGGTGCGATGTACGGTCGAGCGGATGTTGGTCACGCGCGAGGCACACACCTTGCGGAAGATCAGGCCCGAAGGCGCGTAGAACAGCGTGAAATAGATTTGCGCGCTGATCAGATTGAGTGCCGCCTCGAGCTCGGCATCGGTCTCCGGCCATCCGACCGTGAAAATCTGGGGATCGGCATCGGCGGCGGCCTTTACCACCACCGAGCACTCGAAGATGAGGTCGATGCATAGCAGATAAGGCGGCCCGCCGCGTTTCTGGCCGGCCTCATGGCTGTCGTCGTCTTCCGCATAGATGACGATGATCGGCCGCTCTTCTTTCTCCTGCAGGTCCTCGAGTGGGTCGATGCGGCTGTCGTAAATGTGCTTCTTCGCCAGCGTCGGCCAGGGACCGTCGGCGAGCAGCGCCGGCGTCGGCCTTAAGCCTTCGATGGCGGCGAGTCGCAGCGCCAGGGATGACAGCATGATTGTTCCGGCCGATCAGGCCGCGGTTTTCTTCTCGCCCGCGGGCTGCTTCTCCGCGTCGATCTGCTGGTCGAGCGCGGCGACTTCGCGGTCGATGTGATCGTTGACGGTCTTTACGCCGGCGTCATGTGCGGCAGTGCGTTCGTCATGCCACTTCGAAAGGTGCTCGAGCTCGGCGGCGAGTGCAGCCTTCCTCGCGGCGACGTGATCGCCCGCTGCCTGCAAATTCTTCTCATGGATCGCCAGCTGCTTGGCTTTCCAATCGAGCAACCGCTGGCGCTCGCTTTGCAGCGTGTCGAGAACAGACATATTTTTGGTCCTTTTACTGCGGGCTCAATAGATTGAGGTCGACCTGCAGGCGGGTGCCGGCGGAAGGAAATTTCGGCTCGGCGATATGGAAGAGCTCGTCCGTCCTATGCCGGCGCAGGCGGTCGCCCTGCTGTGGCCGGTAGGGCAGCTGGTCCATATCGAAGTCGATCTGCGGCCGCGCCGAGGCGTGGCCGGGAAGCTCGGGCTTGACGCCCTGGCGGCGCGCCTCGGCCGAAAACGCGCGCGCGTAGGGCTTCAGATAGGCGCCGACGATTTCCTTCAGCACACGACCCGGATCGGGAGCGCCGCGGGCGTTGACGTCATCGTTTGCCGACGCCCAGGGTAGATACGTCCACCGCTCCGCATAGACGGCGTCGACGGAGCGAGAATGAGCCGCGAGCGCATCCTCGTACACGGTCATGTGCGAGCCGCTTTCGCATTGGCGGCGGCGAGCTCGAGCGCGTCCGCATAGAGACGCATCGCCGACAGCCCGTAAGTAAACGCGGCGAGCAGATAGCCGCGCGCCATCGCATCCTCGCGTAGCTTGCCGAAGATCTCCGCGTCGCCGACGATCTGGCGGACCGTGCGTTCGGCCATGTGATCAGTTTGAGCTGATGATCTGAACGAGAGCCTCGGGGCGGCGGCAG